GTTGCGCAATTTGACTAAGCTTATACGAAGAGCGCCTTCTGTAATAAGTGTCGTATAGTAACATGGATTAACCTTTACGGGCAGAGAGATTATAGAGCACCAAATCAATGGTTGGAATGCTCGCACTCATCTTTAATGTTCCATTGATATTCACATAGGCTCGAGGCTGCTTTAAGTAATCCAATACCTCAGCTCTTGCCTCATCAGTGTAGACTGCATTGTAACTCATCACATCACCGTCGAACGCAATGTTCAGTATAGGGCGTTACTCTATACCCGCGCCATGACGCGCTGCTCTAGGCTTTCCCTAGATGTCCAGACCATATCAACATCCTACTGTCATAGTAGGTGCTTCCCATTTCGGATCACTTGATCCTAACAGAGGCTAATTCTGATGGTCGTTGAACGTGTATCCTCTTCTATAATAGAAGTAGGACCTTCGCTGCGGATTCCACATTGTACATCCTAATCTCTTTTACTATATCCAGGTAGTTATGCTGGCCCTTATCGGTATTACTACGATAAGTTAGTGTATTAGGCTTTAGTTGGTTCCCGTCAATTAAGGAAGTTATCATCTATCAATTACTCAATAGACGGACTATTAGTTTTTTACTATCAATCGCCTGTGAGTTTTTCTAGTCTTGTGGTATGAGGAGACAGTGTATCATAGAACTCTCCACCCACAATCGGAAATTCAAATGCAATCACGAGATCCGGATCTTTTTGCCAGTTCTCATTGAGCGGATAACGCTTCTCAGATTCAATAGTGGTCTTCACCGAGGAGATCGACGGATAAATCGAGCCTTCTCCTGCAATGGGGTAGCGGGTCATAAAGGCAGGATACTGATCCACCTTATCGTAGACTGATAGATAAAGTAGTTCAGCTAATGTGATAGGGCTCACATATTTCTTATTAAATCCGTCTGGCAGGTCTCGAATATCGTAAAAGATCTTAAAGCTTGCATCTGGACCTTTGTAGATGAGTGCCACATAATGGTCAGCGACTTCTACAGGCTTATGCCGGATGTTTCGGTTACTAAAGCGCCCATAGAGCTTATCTAAACCTTCGTTACTCATCCAAAGATCATAGACTTCGGGCTCGACATAGACCTCTTCGCTTTGTAACGTCTCTTTATTAATTAAGCGTGCTGGTAACTCAGAGGAGATAAACGCATGGCTAATGGGACCTGTTTTAATTAAGTATTTACTCGATTGACCAATCGCTACCAGAAACTGCATCAGACCCACTAAGGTATTATTCACATTTGGAATACCTTTTTCGCCCAGTTTCGTGGTCTTATGGATAAAAGAAGTGATGACGTTACGCGTGCCATTTTGAATGCGTCGCGAAAGCCATTTACCTGAGAGTAACTTCTTTTTACCTGAAGTCAAAGAAACAATATACTCAAAGAGTTCTTGAAAGATTAACTGCATGCGAAGCCGAGTATTATCAAAGAGCTCTGGGTTGTGTTTGACCCCAGCTTCTGAGATGGTGTTCGCAGCCCCAATGAGCTTGCTATAAATATCGTTAATCTCATCACTAATAGGTCTACCATCATCGCCGACTTCTAAATCTCTGATTCCAGCTGGAATAACTAAGACTTTGCTTGTGAGCGCTTTATCTTTATTGTTTTCAATAAAAGTGATGCGTTCGTTGCGCGAAATACTTTTATTGCGTTGAAAGTCTATTTGCTTCCAATACTTTAAAAAGAAACTAAACCCTGTACCCGCCTCTTTAACAAGTGGGTCGGATACTTCAAAGTCTTTATTGACCGGGTTCCAGATCGCGTACTTTTTAGCATAGATAATATCCATGTAAAAAGACTTTAATTTACCCAAAGAAAGAAAAATTAAGGGATGCAAAATTTCAATCTTGGTATCAATATACGCGACGCGTCTCGAACGTTTAATATCGCCCACAGGACCAAAATAGGCAATCGAGTATAGTCCTCGGTCGTTAAACTCACCATTGACATCGAAAATGTCTAAGGAGTCGACTTGGCCTAAATTGATGATATTATTAGGGACAAGGTGTAGGATACTAATATTAAAAGCAGTATCTAAAGGTGATCGAGCCATGAGGCAATCCTCTTTACAAAATGGCGTACCGGCATTAACACTATGCTATGATTATAGGTTAATTAAAAGGAAGGAAAGCTTAAAATGCTTTTCTCTTGGTCTAAGGAGCTTTTTCGGACATGCCCAAAAAGACAGATAATTTTAATGCTGACCCTTTTGGGGGGTCAGACCCTTTTGAGTTTCAGGATCTCTTTAACGAGAAACCGAAAAGCTCACTGGATAAAGCTAAAGATTTTGCCAAAGGGCTCGGTAGTGGCGCAGCAAGCGCTTTGATTTCACCCAGTGTGATTGCTGGTATTGTCAATAAGACCATGCCCAAAGGCTATGGTAAAGCCGCTGAAGGGCTCTTAGAGATTAAAGGCGGGGTTGATGAAGTCTATCAAGAAGCGCTCGCTCAAAGCGAAGGATTAAAGAATTCGTTAAAACGCACCACAGGTGCGATGGCAGGTGCTTTTGAAGATTACTTGCCTAAAGGCACGGCCCAAGCGTTAAAAGATTGGTCTCGCACAGGCGATGCGCAAGACTTTCGTAAGTCAGCTGCGCAGCTGCAACAAGAGAAGATTGACCAGGCTTTAAAAGAGACCTTTGGTCAAGTCATCAAAACCCAAGCCCATGCAGAGGCCCGTACCGAAGCACGAGAAGCGATTAAGATTGCTTCGGAAAATAAGCATCGCATTCGCTCCTACAATCAGAACGAGAAAATTGTCGCCGGACTTGCTCGTCTGAATGCGTATAATGATCGGATTAATTTCAATTATCAGCGCAAGAGCTTAGAGCTTCAGTATAAGCAATACTTCTTACAAGCAAAAACGCTTGAGACGATCCAAGCCACGCAAAGCTTACAAGCCGATGCGTTAAAGACGATCGTCCAAGAAATCCAAAAGCCTGACATCCTAAAGCTTAAGCAGCATAAAGACACGCGCCGTGAGTATGGCGATGCTGGCGTGCGTCAGAGCTCACGCTCTTTCTTTGGTTCACGAGGCGATGAGTTCCAACGCATTCGTGAAAACATGACGCGCAATGGCAAGCAAGCCATCAGCGATATCGCTTTTAATCTGAAATCCTTGTTGGGCACCGGCGAGATGGCTGCCTCCATGGGTGGAATGATGGGCGGCATGGATGGCTTTGGACCCTCTACGCAGAATATGGCAGGCCAATTCATTGGCTCATTGTTACCGGATATCCTAGCGCATACCTTTGGTGGACGCATTAAAAGCGTGTTGGATAAAAATCCTCGCCTGCGTCGAGGCGGGGCTAAAGCCCGGATGATTACTGGAAACTTTAGGCCTTGGCTTAATGCGCAGGCCAGTAAAGATGGGCTACTGTCGCCTCTGGCTAGTATTTTATCCAATTTAATGGAAGACGATAAGGCGCGCTTAAATGTCAAAGGCGATAGTATCACGAGCATCAATCAGCCTGCTGTGTGGCGCCGCCATGACTCCAAGAGCTTGACAGAAGTCATTCCAGGTTTACTTTCTCGCATCCATCGTGAAATTCATATCCTGCGCACAGGCAATGAATCGGCACCTTTAATTGGGTATGACTATACGAGTAATAAGTTTTCGGATGCTTCAAAGCTTGGTCGTAGCATCGTTAAAAACTTGCTCCAAAAAGACGGAGGTCAATGGGTCAAAGACGATGCGTTTAATCTGGTCGATAAAGTCGGCGGTAAAAACTTAAGCTCTGAGGATCGCCATGCGCTGGCTGTAAAGTTATTAAGTGAAAACTACAATAACAAAATGCCTAGCCGTGAGCGTTTAACTGATCCTAAGACTTTTGCTGATTTAGGCGACGAGCGCGCACAACAGTTTAGTCAACTCTTTAGAGAATACTTTCGAGGCGATATTTATAAAGAGAAGGAAGTTGATTTTTCCGATAGCTTTAATCAACTTGGCAATAACCTACGCTCAAACCAGTCCTTTATTCAAGACCATGTCACCGGTGGTCTGGGTGAACACCTTGAGCATGCCGGTATTGTTAAAAATGGTGCTATTCAGCCTGATCGTTTATTTGATTTGTATTTACGCGAACAGTACGACGATCAAGCACCGACTGAGGATCGTTTTGATTACGGCTCAAAGCTGCGTGAGTTTGGTGCGAAGGCTGATGAAAAATATGGCATCAGAAACCATATCCGTCGCTTAAAGCGTAAAGCACTCACCAACACGGAAAAAGCAAAACGCATTATCGAAAAAGAAGAAGCCGTCCAAGATCTAAAACGGTTTGTTGATGCTAAGAAAACTCAAGCCAATGAACAAATCGATGAACTCTTAGATACTGATAGCGTCAAAGAGATTCTCAATATCGTCAGTCGGGTCAACCCGCACACCGAAGAAGGTGCGAAAACTATTAAAGATGCAAGAGCCTATATTGACGAAATTAAAGAGCAGCTCGGTGAAGCCACTTCTAAAGAGAATCTAAAAAACACCTTTAGTCTAGGAAATTTAAATCGCATTAAAAACGATACAATTTCCAATGTCAAAGACCTCTACGCAGATCGAAAAAATATTTATCAGCGTGGTGTTAAACGTGCAAGAGGCTTTGGGCTTCGAGCAAAGCGACTCTTTAGAAACTTAACCAGTAAAAACGGTAAAGAAAAACTTAAGTCTCAAGCTGCTTATGCACAACGCTTTGCTGATGTTCATGCGCGCCGTTACGGCAGACAAGGTATGCAAGCTGCACAGACCTTTATCGATGAGCATAGCGATGTGCTGAAAGAAAATCTCGCCGATCCGATCTCAGACGGTTTAGAAGATTTAAATCAGTCTTTGGGCTCAAAGCTTGAACGCACACTCCAAGTGCTTGAGCAAATGCTCGATATCGACAAAGAACGCGAAGATCGTGAGAAAGGCCCACGCAAAGGTTCGTATGAAGATCTGATGCGAAATAAAGGCTTTGGCGGTGAGGACAAAGAGCGTAACTTGCAAGATAAAGGTGAAGGCGAAGCATCTGGCTTTTTTACCAATATGCTCAGTGGCTTAGTTGACAAAGCCAAAGGCGCGCTAGGACTAGACGATTTGCTTGATGCTGGAGATCTCTTTGATCGAGACGGGAAAGGCAGGCGTGGACGTCGTGGTGGCCGAGGTCGTGGTCGTATGAGTCGCGCTGGACGCGGTAAGACTGGATTCTTAAAAAGGGCGGCCCAAAAAGCCGGAGGCTGGTTTGGCTCTAAGACATCCGGTGGGTTTACTGGAGGCTTTCGAGCCGGACGCAATACTACAGTAGCTGCTAGGCGTGGAGCAAGCTCCATTAAGCGCGGCGCACAAACCGTAAGCCGAGGATTAAGTAATCTGTCCACAGGCGGAGCTAAACGTCTTGCTAAACGAGTTTTTAGTGCTAATACCCTAAAACAGGGATTTAGGCTCGGTAAGGCAGGTGCTACTCAAGCCTATAAATTAGCTAAAGGTCTAGGGCCTGTGTCTAAAGTGCTAGACTCAGTGGCTGGCAAAGTGGCGTGGAATGGCTTAAAACTACTGACGCGTGCCGCAGGCTTTGGCTTAGGCGGGCTATTTGGGATTGCCGCCAGTCCTGTGGTTGCCACTGCATTAGGTGTTGCTGGTGCGGCATGGACAGGCTATGAAATCTATAAATGGTTTACTAAGCCTAGCGTAGGTGAGCTTTCGTCTTACCGCTTTGCTCAATACGGATTTAGCGCGGATGATGATAACTACATGAAGATTTTCAAATTAGAAAAGCGACTAACCGAAAATCTACGTATGGATGATAAGGGTGTACCGACCCTCACTGGAAATATTGATCCTAAGGAAATTCTCGATATTTTAGAGATTAAACCTGACGGTGACGATCCTGAAAAAGATCAAGCTCAATCCAATATGCTCAGTGAATGGTTAGGACGCCGCTTTTCGCCTGTGTTCATGCTGCACGTTTCAGTGTTAGGGCGGTTAGTTGGTCATACCGATCTTCAAAAAGTCGATAAGCTAAAGCCTGATATCGCCTTAAAGTACCATGAAGGCACACACATGAAGGGCGGTCCTTACAGCTTACGAGACAATCCGTTTGCTACAGACGAGGATGATCAAACCCTACCCATGGGTCCTGATGAAGTCGAGGCGCTTTGGGTAAGTCTACATAACAAGCTTAAAGAAAAGGCAGGCGATAAGAAGCGCTCTGATGCCTCTAAAGACGAGGTTGTCGCCGCCGCTGGAGCAGCGGCAACTGCGGCGGCAGGGGGCGCAGGTAAAGCCATCGCTGAGCTCAACGGCAAACCCAATAAGGCTGTGACGAGTAATCTCTCTAAAGACGTCATGAAGGACTTAGATAAGGTCGATAAAGGCACGGCTGAAATGTACGGGCCGGGCGCAAAGACGGCTACCATTATTTCGACCGCCCATGGCTTATCAACCAAGTTGCCAAATTCGGTTGCTGCTTTTGATGCGATTCGTTATAAGGCTTACGGCCTAGTCGAAATGGATGCAGCTAAAATCAAAGCACTCATGGCGCTAGAACAAATCGTCTCAGAAGACACCAATTCGCAAGGTCATGGTAGTGTGGCTGTGAACACTGAACCGGCTACTGTGAGAGAAAAAGCAGCTAGCTTCTTTGGTTTAGGTGATACTGGTGGACCAGAAGGCCTTGCTTGGCTTAAGTGGTTTAATGGTCGCTTCTTACCGGTCTTCACTTCTACGCTAGCACGCGCCGATAGTCTAGGCTATGGAGGCATGACGATCGATAAACTCAGTATTCTCGATCCCAGTGCTTTAATCGAAATTGCGACAGCAGCAAGCACTGCGAAGTATAGCGATACGACGCGTAAGTTCTCAGGTGGCCGCATGCGTATGGTTGGTTTAACGTCTGTTTGGGACATTAAAGATTCGCCGTGGTTAAACTACGCGGTTAACTTAGACGCAGGTTCAACCAAAGAGAATTTCTTAGTGCTTCAAAAAGCGGTTGAGCAACAAAAGCTCAACGAACAAAAGAGCAAAGACGCTATCAACGCGCCTGGTGAGCGTAACTTAGAAGTCTCTAACCCTGCGCTTGATAAGTTCAAAACCAGTCCTACGGATTCACCGGCCAATAAGCCTAAACCCTTATCGGGGCGGGCTAAAATGTATAACAATGACCGCTATAATCCGACACCTGTGCAACCGTACCAGTCTGTCATGGGTACCCCGTCTGTTGCCTACAATGATGAATCGGGCACATTCACAAGCGGCGGGACTTCGGACATGTCTCGTGGAATGCATCGTCCGACACCACGGCTAAGTGCTAAGGAAGCGGAACACTATCGAGCTGTCGTCATTCGTACCGCTGCTGCTAACGGAGTAGAAGTGCCAACTGAAATGGCGGCTTTTATTGCCATCTTACACCACGAGACTGGTGGCTTTAAAACATTTGAAGAAAATTTAAATTATAAAACGTCTACCATTAAACGACTCTGGCCTAAGACCTGGCCGAAGTACTTTGGTGGCGAAGATGGTCTTCAAAAAGCAGTCCAAGCTGGACCTGAGGCCATTGCCAATGCGCTCTATGGCACGCGCATGGGTAATCAAGCCCCAGGCGATGGATGGAAATATCGAGGTCGTGGTCCCATTCAGCTCACTGGGAAATATAACTACACTCAATTCTCTAATGCAAGCGGTATTGATGTAGTCAATAATCCGGATCAGCTGGCTAAAGACCCTGAAGTCGGTACGCAGTCTGCTCTGTGGTTTTGGAATACCAACGGGTGCGCTGCGCCTGCGCGTCGAGGCGATATCGTCACTGCTCGTAAGAAAGTCAATGGAGGGACCATTGGCCTACAAGAAACTATCGAGCTATACAAAATGTATTTAGACATGTTTAAAGCTGGGAAGTTTGATGACGTGCTAAATAACAAGGGTGATGAGGCCGGTAAAGAAACCGGGTTGACACCTGAGACTCAAACAGGCGAAGGCACCACAAGTGCAAGCGGCGCGCCTGATACGTCTACAAGCGGCTCAGACGGCGCAGGCGCGCCTGCAACCACGAGTGCGACTCAACCACAGGCTGGCCCCGCTGCGCCTGCCGTGCAAAGCTCTACGGTGCCTTTAGGCGGTGCTTCAACACCAACCAATAAGACGCCTAGCGTAGGCGCGCCTGCGCCTAGTGCACCGGGTGCGTATAGCGGTGTGGGTAGTCAAAGTCCTGGAGGTTACTCCAGTGCGCACGAGCAGTACCAGCAAAACGCTGCTAAACAACGTCTGGATAAAGACATCTATTTAGATGAGATGGTTAAATCCGTCGATATCCAAACTAAACAGCTAAGCGTCTTAGAGACTATTTCTTCAGGTATTCAGACCATCTCTGAAAATACGAAACCTGAAAACTTGAGAAAACTCTTAGAAGGATTTTCTACTGGCCAAACTGGTAATAATAATACCGCTAGTAAACCTAATCCATTTAGTGCGCCCGTGCGCAATGTCACTGACGTCCCGTCGGCTGTGATTTCGACGCAACGCAGAATCTAAAATAATAAAAGACGGCATAGTTGGGGAGACCATTAGGTCTCCCCTTTATGCCGCGTTAGTTACCTAGTTTATTTGGAACAGGATAGAATGCAGAAAGAAGACGACTAGGCATCCAGTCGCCCACCACATTGGCTATACGGGCAGGCGAAGTCCAATTTTCCCAATTCATCAAAGCGCGTGTAGCACGCAACTTTGACTTTCGCCAAGTAAAAACTTGCTCGGCCACACCTAACCCAGCAATGACAGCCATGTAATCATTAAAGGCGGTATCATCGTCATAGATTTCTTTACCCAGTTCTTTGACTGCGTTTAGAATCCCTTTAGACACACCGCCCACTAAGAAACCACCGACCACACTGGTCAGACTATTGGTCATGGAAATTGGGACATGGATGATGTTACTCATATCTGCCACGCTAAAGGTTGCACGAATACCCATTGCGCGATTAGCGTGATTAAACCCTAAGTTCGTAATTCCGCGCTCGAAGGTCAGGCTATCGATCATCCCTAGCCGCGTTTGGCTACGTCCTTGGTCGTAGAACTCAATCATTGGAGGCGAATAGTACGATTGACGACCCGTGCTTCGAGGAAAAGCCGCAGCAATGAGCATAGCCATCGGAATATACTGATACATGAGTTTTGCGATCGGATGATTATAGGGCGAGACTAAATCGATCGTGTAAGTGGAGCGCGGCAGTTGCATCATAGAGCTTTTCCATTGCAGAGGAATATCCACAAAGGTGCCCCCGACCGCCATATTAAGTACTCCTGATAAACCCAAAGTGTCTAAAGCGCCGCTGGCCACTTGAAAAGCAGCATCAGCAACCTCCTTGACCCCAGGCATGATATTACCGCCTGCGAGTTTAAAGGACACACTTCTCGCTTGGCTAGAGTAGTTATTAAGCTCGGCTGCGAGATCAGACTCACCCGTTTGATTTGAGACTGACTCCTGAACGCTTCCAGTGTAATTGACTCGAAAACCTACAAAGGCTGATCCGTCATAAAGCTCAGCTTCATAGAACTTTAAAAAGCTCACTGGATCTTTCTCGACGGAATTAATGGTCTCCACACTTGCGCCAGTGATTTGTCCGTCGGCATCTAAAGGCAGATCACCAGGGTTCCCGCCGCTAGATTCAATCCAGCGTTGAAAATATTCTTGATACGAGACGGTATCACCAGGATCATTTACCGGGCCAGTATAGATTGCTTGGATATCGTTTTCTAGTGCATCTCGAATCCCGGCTTCATAGGTCGCATAATGTTCATCGATTGCACGCATCTGATTGATATACATGCGTTGAGAGCGATTGGCCATCGCCCAGACATCAATAGAGCCCATGCTGGTAAAAAGCCCAGGAAAGGCCTCTTGTAGGCGTTTAGCATCGTCGTTAGTAAATTGGTACCCTGTGAGTACCCCTTTATCGACGGAGCGATCAGCAATGGCTCGAGGGCTGGCGCCTACGTTGACTGCGAGCTGATTGACGATGTTTTGAACAGTCTGCCAGTACACCGGCATTGTAGGCTTAAGACGGTAAAAGCGGGTGGTACCTTTTTCTAAATAGAAGGACACTGCTTTACCGATAATCTGCATGGCTTGAAGCTTCCAGGCCATGACGTTTACTACGAAGCCTGCAACTTTACCCACTTGAAAGAAGAAATTTGTGCCACGACCTGCTCGGGCCATATTGCCCATTTCAGGATTATAGAAACTACTGACAAAAGTCGAGAGCGAATTAAAGGTGGCAACACCCGCGCGCATATACACAATCTGACTATTTTCATCGATGCGCTCGCCGTAGGCACGCCCCATGCCTGAGCCATATGCACCTCGGCCGCGCCGCTTGATATCCGCGCTACGTGTCCATTGAGGCGGAGGATTGATAGCAAAATTACCACCTAGGGTCGTATCGGTATATTTCGTATCGACCACGGAAAAGTAAATCGGTGCTTTTTCTTCAAGATTGACTAACGCACCTTTTGCTAGCAAAGAAGATTGCAGCCATTCCGTTGAAGGACGAGACTTAAAAAATGAAGAAATACCGAGTTCTTCAATAGAGTAAAAAACAGCCATTTAAGCCTCAATTAAAAATAGTATTGATTGACCACATTGACATCTGGCATTTTAGCACGCAACGGATAATTTTTTACCAAATCCTTTTCGACCGAGACTTCACCAAAGGCGTTAGAGATGAGCGCTTTTTGGTCATCCCAAGTCGGCGCATCAACCGCACCGCCTTGCACCAAGCGTTGCATATCCGGACTTGCCCCGTTAAAGGCTGAGACATCATCGATGACCACTGTGTCTCGTTTGTAGGTACGCCAGTTTGGCTTGATCGCTTCATAAGTTCCGGTTAACTCTTGATATTTCTCATTGAGTGAGACAATTGAGTTATTGCGCGGATTGGTAAATTGGCGATTAAATTGTTGAAAGACCCCAGGCGAGCGTCCATAGAGATTGCCACTACCTAAGACACCATTGATATCGCGCAGCATCCCAATGTCGCCAAACTTAATTGCGGTTTGAATTGAGTTGGTGGCAATTTTCATGCGGGTGATATCATCACTCACACCTGAGACAACCGACATGAAGCTACCGTACATGCCTTGGCTACTGGCCTCATAGATCACAGTCGAGCAAAGTGTGGAGAGTCCATCACCATCTTTAAAGAGAACAGCGGTCTGTGGGTTATTGCCCAATTGATTGACCATCGTGCCGATGGATTGCAGATCTTTAAAGTTGGTGCCACTCACAATACTGACTACATCACCAATTTGAGAGACTAACTCTTGGCTCTCGCTATAAAGCCCAACGCCCTTATGATAGTAGTCTGTCAGCGTGTCAGTAAATCCATCTGGTAAAGAATTTTTAACATAGTTCTTTACCGTGCTAGTCGAGGCGAGCACTCGGCTTAAGAGATTATCACTATTAATGCTGGTTAGGCCTTTGGTAAACACCGGAAAGGCTTCAGAGAGGGCGTTGCCGCCTCGCATAAGCGCTGAGGAAAGCTCTGGGAAATTGTACCGCTCTGATAAGGATTTGATGCTATTGATTGTGCTACTACCACTACGACTATACACATCGACTGCGGCACGCACATCTTGCGCTTTATCCAAATAGACGTTTTTAGCCAGGGCGTTATTTAAATTCATGTCCATGTTATTTTACCACAACAGAGTGTTTATTTAACTATAAGATGTTTGGTATTCTAAAGTCAAAAAAATAAAGGCAGAGTGTCTGGGTTTTTCACCTATAATAAAGACAACATAAAAAGGAGACCCGAAGGTCTCCTGATTATGCCATACAGTTATTTCTTCTGAAGATCAAGAAAATGCTTTTGATAATCTACGGGTGTCGGTACCTGACCGGCTCGCAGAATATCACGCAAGGATTTTAATCCAGAATTAATAAAGCTTAATCCAGAAGGAGCCATGCGTTTGCCTTCACTGATCCAATACTGCACAATCGGCAGATCAGAATTTAAGAATGCTTCACGCAAAAAGCGATGTGCTAGCAGCTTATAATAAAACCCGTCTAGCACCATTTCTTGAAAATACTCCAAACGGTACTGAGCCATGTGTTTGGCTTTAAATCGATACTGGCGAGGTGAACTATTTTGCCGAAAGACTTCGTCAGCACCTAAGGTTTTCAGATAAAACCAATAGCCTTCAATACACGTAAAGTCTCCTAAGACAGGATGCGTAAAGGGAAAGATCGCATACATTGAAAGATCTTTGCCTAACGCGGTTTGGGCATGATGCGGATGGATATTGATGTGATCTACGCCGTCTTTGCCTAAATAGCGAAGGGTCGGAACATAGACGGTGAAATCAAGATCGCAGCTCACTTCATGAGTCGCTGACTGGGTGGTTTCTTGTTCTTGTGCGACAGCGATGTTTTGGTAGGGTCTAAACATCTTCATCATTTAATTTTCGTCGTCGTCAATTTTAATAGGCGATTCTTCCATCTCAAAGCCTGTGGTGTGTTCGACCACTCGACCGCCTCGAAAGTAAGCCTTCGCTGTAAATTCGATTTTGATCGCCCCTAAGAAATCCAAGCCGCGCATAAAGGTGATCCAAGTCATCTCGCGTGCATAAAGCGCTTTGGTGAGATTACTCATATCAGAGGATTTCTGGCGATTGCTCTCTTTATCAGAACCCGTGCGCTGTTGGTAGCGTTTGCCTAAAAGTTCCCAGCGCCCGGCATCGATATTGAGTTTATCCAGAAAACTTCTAAAGATGTGGGCCAATACGCCTTTAGGACCAGAGACTGCGTAAGCGCCTTTATTCTTAGAGCTCAGTAAGCGATTTAAATTGGTATTACGAGAGCGTCGTGTTGCGTTACTCATGGAGTTTCCTCACACATTGTTAAGTCTGTATCGAAGCTCTGAGCTCTAGATATGCAATCACAATTGCTGTGAGTGATTCTAGGACCGGGTTGAGTCTTCGACAATAGTAATCAAAAGTAGGGATATCGACACTGCTCGTGTCATTATAGTGCGTTAATGTCTCAATCAAAGCCAACACATTAGTTTTCAATGTCTTTAGTGATTGAATCTTATCAATATACGTATTGTTCTCCCGAATGAAAAAAGTCTCTGTCGAGTACTGTGTAAACTCCGCAAGTCTTACGTCAGTGATGTATTGCTGTGCTTCAATTAAACGCTGATATTGAATCAGGAGTCGATTGGTCTGTTCAATATTAGGCAGTTGCACAATAAAGGTGAAGTACTTAGTGTAGAAAAACTCAAAGTCTGATTCGCCTAATTCCGTAAAAGACAGGCGCGTCTTATCGAGTAAGTCTTTGGTGTTTGCGATGCGTTCCAGTAATTCAAGCGAAGAGTGTTTCTTTTTAAATCGACTCCGTAGCCAAGAGAGCATTGGATAAATCTCCAACGATAGTGAGAGTGAAATTCAATATACTATGAATACAAGGGCTTACACTTTAGTAATATGTAACTGTATTAAGTTTAAATAGTCCTTTGCCATATATAGAATATCGAATACTGCATGAAAGGTGTATAAAATGACGACTGGAAACCCAGTAGCTGATTCCATGGTTGTCATGGATGAAACTCAAGCAGACTCTAAACCCATGCGCTTGCCGCCAGACTTTAGCAAACTCACCACACCAGAGTTTAGTGCTAAAGAACGTTTAGAGATTGCACAGAATTTGCGTAAACAATTGATTTCAGACGGGATGGTTCATCTCGATATGAGAAAAGCGATGTCGTATCAGTCGCTTGCGGGGTTAATTAACGATTACAGCAAACAAGAACTCGATCTGATGAAAATGGAAGCCGATGGCGAGCAGACAGGCGTCTTTAAGGGTCTGGCTCAGCAAATCGGAAAGCTGCTCATGGACTTACCGGCCAATGAAGCAATGCCAGGCTACGATCCAAAAGCCAGTGGGAGTGTGGAAGATAAGGTACTGGGCAATGAATTTGAAAAAGTCGAGGTCGTGCCTGGTCAAACTCATATTGGTGTAGAAACCTTGGAGACCGACCAGTTCGTGCGCTAAACCATGAAAAGAACAATTACTACGTTCTAAGCTTAAAGATTACAATTGGTACACTCTTGCGCTTGCACCCATTAGTCGCTCGCAGCATGCAGCGCTGGCTTATAACGGGGATCTCTATGCGTTCGGTGGTGATACGGCTTTAAATAATTTATCGTTTTTTCAATTGTAGATGGCATAAATGGAGGAACTGTTATTTGGTTCCTCCATTTATGCTGTATTATTGATTTTAGAGTGCCGCCTCATCCAGATCTTGTTGGATCTGAGTGCGCACATTGGTATCTAAGTCTTTAGGCTCAGGTTCATTAAAGTCCCTAGGATCAGGCGCTAATCGACCCTCTACCATTTCTTGCACTGGACTTTCATTGCGAGGCGGTTTCGCGCTTTCAGCCAGCGCCTCTGGGGTCAGATCATCTGTCATATGTCCAAAGATCGAAAAAAGCTTTACATCGACCATAGTGACAGGCAAAATCTTGCTCGCTGCAAACTCCCACATCTTTAAAGGATGCACGCCTCTTGCAATGTAGGACTGAACCTCTTCATTGTCTTCAGCTGTGTCTCTAAAAAGCGCAGGCGTAATCGCTGTAGTGTGTGGCAAGAGCGTCTTTTTAAAATTTTCAGCTTGCGCATTCATCCAATCATTTAAATCGTACATAATCATGCCTTTAAAATGATTATGACAATAAAGTGCAGTGAGCTCAGTCATGTTTTTGTGGATAAAGCCAATGACTGGGATTTGACCAAAATACTTCGCAAGCCTTGCTGTATAAGTGACAAAAAACGCTTTGCGTAGATCTTCACTGAGCTCGTAGGGATAGGTATTGATGTAGATGTGTGGAAAGCCGCGCATGGGTTCAGCCACGCTTTCTTTAAAGGCATCACTAATTAAGCCGGTGAGAAACAGCTCGCTATTACTGATTAAAGAATGCTTTAAAGTCTCTAGATTTCGTAATGCGTATTTTTCTCTAAATTGCTCGTAGCTAATAGGACCAAATTCATCTCGACGTCTTCGATGGTAAAGTCCAGTATTGACATGCGTTTTTAGATACTGTTCAAAGACTTTTGGGAAATGCTGCTTTAAGGTACCCAGACGCGTATCGAGAATCTCATCAATCCCAATGAGAAAGATGCGTCGCAGCTCCTCTTTACCATCATAGCCGGGTAAGGCTTGAGTGCTCATTCTAGATCCTCGATAAAATCACGCGAAATACTGCAAAGATGTAAAATCAGAATCATCAACAAAAAACGATTGTGACGAATTTTATCTAACCAGTATTCGTAATTCGGTAAGCGCCGGTAAATGGTCTCAGGCAAGACCCACACCACATCTTGATAGGGTTCATGTGGCTTAAAGCCTTGAACGATCATCGTAGCGATTTGTAGTACCTCAGCATCACTTGGTGTCCAATAAGCATAAAACTGCGCTTGTAAGTCCAACAAGAAGTCTTGAACCGAATCGGTCGAAGAGACCAGGGGTAAAATAAACTCTTGAAAATACTCTTCAGTTAAAATCGTGTCAAAGGAAGTACGAAGCAGTAGTGTCGATAAGAACTCTGTCAAATCACTGCGAGGAACAACCCCGCTTTGATTTTGATCGAGATACGCTTCAGCGGTTTTTGCATCGACTCGAGCCGGTTTTGCAATGCCTCGATTCTTATAACCTAAAAGCCTAGTATGATTGACTACCACATTCATGAAGGTCGATTGCATGATAACCAAAGCCCGGCGAAGCTCTGGCTGATACAAGTTTTGAGCCTGAAGGCGTGCTTCAGTGATTTCATCTTTTTGGTTTTCAATCATAGTTACATTTCTGTTATAAAGTCGTATTCAGGTGCATACCAAGTAGATAAGAGCGCAAGGTAGCGGTCGATTCGACTTCACTGCCTAGCTTCATTAGTGCTTCAATTGAGGCACCGCCCGTTTGATCAATCGAACGATTCATTGCCCTAAAGGCGGTCACATCACCGCCTCGCAGTTTCATGAATTCAATGATGCAATTATCCAGATTAAAGCCCATGAGCACTTGTGCTTCAGGGTTACTCAAGCTACTGCCTTTAGAGTCGCCTGTGGGCTGACCTGTGAGCTCATCGATCGTATTGGCGTGCTTAGGCAACGAAATCTTCTCATCCAAAATCTGTGCTTGACGGCGCACTGGAAGATGCAAAATCAAGTACTTATGGCGAGATAAATACGGCGGGTTTTTTCCGTCATCCACCCACAAGCGTTCAAAGAGGGCTACACCCCATTCTTTAGCAAGATCAATCTTTTCGTCTCGCGTAATAGTGGGTGCTTTGCCATTTTCTCTAAATACACACAACACTTCTGTACCAGCGGCTAGCCGCTTGACAAAAGCATCAATATCATCATCGCTCATACGCGCAAAAGCTTCACGATAATACCGGGCGGTGTTGCCGCCCGGATCTACCGCTTCGCAATCGGCTAAGACTTGAGCTTCAAAAGCCTTTCGATTACCTGCCATGAAAGTTCACCTAAAATGTTGCTAAATTCAAACCATTAAAGTCAACATTTGTTGTTTTGGTATTAAAGCTGTGAACCACTAAGCTTCTTTCCTTGGCAAGTTTAATCATGTTTTCAGTGCCTCGGCTCTCACCGTCCCAAAAAGCCAGCAAGTGGCTGGCCTCAAGACTCATCTCTTCATTGCGTACAAAGCCCGCACGCTTGCCTAACGCATCCCACTGAGCTTCAAACTCATAACAGACAAAAGGCGTCAGCGCACACCAATCAATAATAAAACGATCAGGCCCGCGCTTAGCTTTGCCAGAGATAAAAGCAATATACTTGTCTTTATGTTCGGCCACCAGATACTGCGAGAGGACTCGCCTAAAAGTGACGATATCGGTAAAGTTTCGTGAGCCTGCGACGATGATTCGGCTTTGATATGGTTTACGCCGTAAGTCGTTAATATTCGCAGGCCGGGACGTTACTTTTGAGAGGTCGATTTCATCTTGGCGAGTGCCGGAATGACGTCCAGCTTCAATTGACCCATCCATGTTTTATCCAGTCCATCGTTATATAGAAAACTTCGCACCTGCACAGTCTGCTCGCCTGTATTAAGTTCGTGAGTCACAAGGCGGCGGCGCAAGTCCCGGTTAATAGCTAAACGTGCTTGGCTATCGGTAATGTCCGTATTGACTTCGATGCCATCTTCAGACACCCTCGCAATCGGTTCTAGTCCTTCTTGACTGAGCGCTTCATTGACTTCTTTAACGAGCGGGTGCGGAATGAATTCTTTCGTATCGTTCATAATCGTTCATGTATAAAATAGGTTTGAAATAATGGCCTAGCCTAAGGATACGTGCTTTTTGTTATTTTTTCTTTGCTAGTGCGTCAGTACGAGGCACATCTTTTACTGCTTGAGGGACTTCATCGTCTTTGAGCCAGAATGGCACATAGCGCTTGAGTTTCATATCCATCAAATCTTTGGTAGAAAGCGGCCTGTCGCCTCGATCGTAATGATCCATACACGGATAGCCACGCGTTTGCAGCAGCATGTCCCAATCATAGCCTAGCTCTTTGATGCCTTCATAGAGCTCTTTAGGACTCATGCGGTATTCAGGTGCCATGTTCCAGAAGAACTGCATCTGGCACATCTCTGACGTGATATTAATGGCACGACGCAGTTTTGCGTCTTCATCGATTTTAGAGCGCACTGTCGTACGCGAGAGCGTGACCTCGGGATAAAGTTCAAGCTGGTAGTTTCGATCGTTGCCTTGAATACCAAAGCCTTTGGCACTTTTGATGTAATGAAATTCAGAGAGCGCAGGTTGCACCCCTTCGACTTGGCTGACAATAATGGGTAGAGAAAAACCAGTGCTTCCAAATTTACCGCGCAGCTGCTGCACACGCACTTCATTTAGATCGGTCGAGCCAATGCGTTCATTATCATAGCGATCGCTTGGGTACTCAGGACCTTTGGTGGAGCGGTTTGAGAGCACAGAAGCACCGTTAGCCCACCAACAATTTTGCGTGAGGAAGGTAAACTTTTCAGGCACCCCCTTAATTTTCACATTGTTTTTCAAATGCTGAAGTTTCTTAGGCGCTGGATTATACTGATCCATATTAAACTCAGCACCCATGTGCGCAGTCATAATCAGGTAATGGCTGGCAGCCATCGTGGTCGATGGCAAGGTCATGAGAAAACGCGTCTTTTGCATACCTTGACGCATGAACAGCATATTAGCGCCTGAATCGCCTAGCGCATTTTCATCCTGCATCTTTTCCACGTCTTTGGTGGAAAATTCCGTAAATGAATCTAGTAGCGAAAAAGTCGGATACGGAATTTCAGTCAGTCCCGTATGCTCTCGATTCAGATACGGGGTCTTGCCTTTTAGAGTGCTCTTGTCCTCGATTTTCTTATACAGAAAATCGCGTAAGATATCAAAGTACTCATCGCCTTGGTGCATAGACTTATCAGTAAACAGCAAGCGTCCTTGCTCGACGATCCCTTCACCGATACGCATACCCGTCTCATCGATTTCGATTCCGTACTCTTCAATCGAATTATGCAGGTGTGCGACGCGTTCTTCATCGACGTTAAGCTCTGTGTCGTAAATATGCCCACTGGCTTTTACATTGCGTGCAGCCATTTTACCGTACATGTAATGTGCAATCGTGGACTTAAAGTTATTACCATGACCCACGATGCCTGTGATATACGCTAGACCACCCACAAGAATATTGTCACCGTAGCGACCCTTAATATAGCGTCCTGTCGGAATATCAAATAAACATCCGATAGGCCAGATTGCTTTAGTCGGAATGCTTGCTTTAAAAGTTAGTTTTTCTTCTGTGCTCATAGTAGATTGATGCCTATCTTGTGATGAGTTAGTAACCATTTCAATAAACCTTACAAAACGTAAGGTCTGTTATTCAAAATATTTCACGACGTCGATTTAAAATTACACCTTAATGGATACAGAACATGAATACCCATTCGGTTGCCCTGCGTAATTTAGCTGAACTAAGTCTGCTGTCTGAGGACACGCAAGCCGATCTCCAATCTTTATTTGGAAATTTTGTCCCTAAGTTAGGCGATGAGTTGCGCGCCGCTTGGCACGCCATTGCCAATTATACGCCTAAAGAACGAGTCATTGCCAATGCCGATCGTTTTAACGCGGTGATGAGCACTCAGAATTATCTGGACATTGGTTCTTTTCAAATGGCTTGCCCTGAAGGACTCAATACGGATTACTTGACCTATACGGATTTGTTGGTCAAAGCCGTCTTCTATTGTCAAGAGACGCGAAGCGTAAGTGTGAAAAATCTCAAACAACACTTAGCGCGCTTACTAAACGGCAATGTGATCTCTTATTCCCCAAGTGGTATTGAGCGTGCGATTATTGAACGCGCTAAAGCGCGCGAAGCGCTAGAGAAACAAATCAAAGAGTGTCTAAGCCATAAAACCAATCGCACTATTGCTTATACCCAAGCCATTGCTAGAAATAGCGATTGGACTAAAGTGTTTAGTAACGTGGAAAAGATTCAAAGCTTAGATAACGATGCACGCAGCGCTCTGGATAAGGATTTAGCCGCTATTGATGAATTGCTCGACGCTGTGGTTGAAAAAGTCCAAAGTCCTGAAAATAAGAACGTCAATAAGCAAGCCGTTAAATACACAGCTGAATTAGTGTATGCAGTGGGTGCTGAAGTCAAGTTCATTGCACAAGTCTTCTACCTGACTGAGAGCCTCACGACTCGTCTGTCTGAAGCGGTGGATAAATCCATTAAAGTGTTTGGTTAAACGTAAGAGGGCCATATTTGGGAAGCCGTTGCGCTTCCCAAATATGCTGTTTGCTTTTATTTAATCTCAAACTCGCTAGTCATCGGGAAAGTATCCATGGCTAAACGATTGATTTTCTTATCCACACAACAGTAACCAAGTGCTTCTAGTAACAAATAAAATACCTTGGTATTATCGAGCACAATACGCCGAATATCAATGACGTGCATCAGCTCATCAGGCAGGCCATGATCGATGATGTAACCAAGCGGAATATAAAAGGTCTTGATAATATCTTTATTGTACTTGGTACAAAAGCCTTGGAGCCTGCGCGCAAAGTCTTGATCGGGTAGATTTTCAAGCCATTCTTTCCAGTCGGTCTTATTTCTAAATTCCGTGTTAATTTTCAGACTAGGAAAGGGCGGTGGATCAACCGTACCGTACTTAGGCTCAAAGACCTCTTGCCACATGGTATAATTTAAGTACTTGCTGGTTGTCTCGTCTTGTTTATAGGCGTCTTTATTTTTAATTTTCTGAATTCTAAAGTACCCATGATAACCACTTTTAATGGCTTTGACAATCGAGTGCTCAATATTGGCGATATACTGAAGCTCTTCAATAATCGAGATGGGTTCGCCTGCAATGACTTTATTGTTCACATAGATCATGCGCTCAGAGGCTGCCTGCATGATGCTCTTAGGTGCATTAGAGTTCTTTAGATGCACGCCTTTGATCTCGATTTTACGCTCAGGAAACGTATTTTCTTCTTGCCGCCCACGCATGGCATGATAATGTTTAGCGACTGGAGTCGGCGTAAACGTATCAAAGCGAAACTCGTTTTTCATCGCGATTTCAAAGAGCTTATCTTTAGCTACGCCGATATTTGCACTCATGAGTGCTAGGCAGTGTGTGATGCACTGGCCTGATAAAAAGAGCATCGTCTCACACACCCCAATTGAGGTCGGGGTGAAGTTGTAGCTACCGGTCATCCACTGGACCCAATCTTGCACGGTAAAGATGGTTGAGTCGGTATCACCCATGAGCACCGTTCTACGCACGGCACTTGGGAAATACGCAAGCGAAGGCGGTACATTGCGGGTTAAAAAGAATGTCTTAATAAAGGGTGTATACTTAATTAAGGTATCGACAATATGCACAGCAGTATTGGCGATGATGGCATGTTCACGAGTGCCTTCAATCTCCTTTAGCCCTTTTTCGATATTAAAGTCTGAATGAAGTTGCGTGGCTAGGATTCGAATATCAGTATCTAGTCCTTTAAAAACTTCTTCAGGATTAGGATGCGGAGTGTTTGAAGGCGTAGAGAGCTCTTCAATAAAACGGTGCACCATCTGCTCATTAAAGATCCGTATCCCGTATAAGTCTGCGGTGTAGATAAAGGCTGCGCGTTCAGACGCTGTTAACGTATCTACTAAAGCTTTAATGCGAAGCTCTTCAGACTCGTCTTTCCAGTAAAGCCGGGTACTGCGCAAAATGTACTCAAAGACTTGCTCTTTAGTCGGGCAGTTTAGATTATACAAAGCAATGGTGTTATTAAGCTGCTCGTAATTGGTATTGGTGCAGATCGACATGATATTATTAATCACAATCTCTGCATCGTAATAATGACGGTTACCCGAGAGCACCTTTTCATTATTCACATTCCCATAGCCTGCGGTGATTCGACAAGTGCTCGTCAGTGTCGTGTGAGCACTGGGATTAAACATAATAGTACTCGCACTACAATAACCGCCTGAGACGGCATTGTTCGAGAGTTTATTGCCAGTCTGAGCGATTTTAAAAAAGACTTCTTTTTCTTTTTCTTTCGTGCGTTGCGCCTCAAACATCTTGGCCTTATTAACGGAACGAATCTTTTTCTCGTTAATAATAGAGTCCACCTGTAAAGACTTCTTTACATCAGGATGGTAGTAGGTGGTGAGCGTAGGGGCGATGATGTCTTGGTTACGAATCGCTTGATTGATATACGCGAGGTAAGTGGCTTGCTTTTGAGTCCGATCCCCGTTTTTGTCTCGAAACGTAAAAGAGACACGCGGATCTTTAAATGCAAAACGACCTTCAGGCTTTAAATTGTTTCGAATATAATCTTCACACACATCAAGCGGCTGGCCTGTGAGCTTATGTAAAAGAAACGTATTTTGCGAGATATAATGCTCGATCACATTTAAATCGCGTTGGTATTCTTCGATCGGAAGAAGAAACGGGGAATCGTATTTCATCTTTGCTCTTCGTCTTATATTGCTTAGTCAGAATATAAGTGTGTGCGTGTTAAAAATAAAGCAGCATAAATGGCAGACCTTATGAGTCTGCCATTTATGACCTTACTAAGACTTCGTTAGTATCTGAACTCAAGGTAAGATACTGGCGCGATTGCTAATTAAAGCACGGATATCTTTTTCCATCGCCCCGTCATCTTCTTTACCGTAACGCAACCACGGTGCTGTGGCTTTGAGGATAATGGAGATGATGTACGGAATTCGCTCTTGTGCAATGACTTGTTCAGTTGAGACTTGAAAACACATGAGGCTACATTCAGCGTCTTTCCAGATCACATTGGAGAGCTCGACGCCGAGTTCCATGCTTTCTGCATCTTTTGCTAAATCTAGCATTTCGTTAATTTTGTTTAAAGCCTCAGGCGTCATTTGTTGGTCCTTTGCAAGCTGTGCAGCAAGCGAGGAGACAAACAAAATGCGTTTCATGCGCTCGGGTAAAAAGAACGACACACATGAGGTAATTGCACGATACACGAACCCTGGTTGAGTAGATACGGAAGAGTTCATGGCAAATACTCTTTAAAATTAATAAGGTTTCTGAGATTGGTTCTTTAGAAGCTTATTACAATCCATCGCCTCTAAATGATAAACCTTATTTTTGTTCCGTAATGAAAACGTAATTAGAATACATGCCTGCCCAAATCCCACGAGCGCCTGTGACATGGATGATTACTGCATAACGAAACACCTTTTCAGATTCGGCCCAGGTCACTAGTTCCAACTTAGGCTCTAGCGACTCGATATTCTTTAAAGCGTTGCGATGCAGTAAATCCACCCCTAGAATAAGACTGACTTTATTTTGAAGGGTTTTCCCGTCTGGATCAATAAAGTTAGCGACGACTGGCTCTTGTTTATAACCGACTTTAAATTTAGTCTTTAGCACACACTCTTTAATCGTTTCATTTTTCTTCTTTTTTTCGGTGTACTCATAGAAGATGTCTGTGATGTCAGTGAGGGCGATCTTTTTGGAATTTGCTTTAGCGTGCTCGTAGATTTGATCCAGTTCATTAAAACAATCAAACACACGCCACGCAAGCCGAGGCGGGGAGATCGCTTGCACTAAGACTGCGTCGGTACGAGTGGAGAGCAAATACAGACTTTGATCACCAGGCTTTTGAAGCAAAATCTTATCTTCGTATTCATTAATGAGCTTAAAGGCTTTGCCATTAAAGACCTTAGATAAATCAGCTAGCATCAAGCAGTGCTCACCAAAAGCTTTGGATTTACTCAAAGCTGTGGAACGTAAGTACTCAAGCGTAGGTTCACCGCCATCGATTTGGACCAAAGAGTAAGACCCTTCTGTCATACGAGTGCCGAGTAGTTCCACCTCATTGCCGTGAGAGCCTAATAGGTAAGTGCCATTGATATTGGTACTTGGGTCAGTATTAAAATAAATGGCATTAGACTGTAAGAACGGGTGTCGATTGACATCATTTTTCCAATACCCTTTGGCATCAATGATATCACACTCGTAGCGTGAGACTTCATTGGCAGTAAGTGCTACAGCAATAGAAGCCAGTAGGTCTGCGGCATCATTACCAGGATCTCCTGAATGGCCTGCGATCTTAGTGATCTCAACCTCAATGCCGTGCGTCTTAGTGGCTTCTTTCGCATGATACATCCGCTCTAAGAGATCCCAGTTCTTAACGAACTCACCATTGGATTTCCAATTATGCGCTTTACCAGCCTCAAGCTTTAAATAGCGATCGATGGTGTACTGCGAGTCTGCAAAGATATTGACGTGCTGAACCTTAAGCTCAGCCGCCTTTTCTAAGACCAAAGTAAAGGCTAGTAACTCAGCCCGGTTATTGGTTGCGTTAGGGATGGTTTGGATGATTTCAATGTAACTTACCACCTCGATTTCTCGAATCTCACTACTTGGATCTTTTTCAATCTCTTTATAGTCAGCCTTTAAGATGTAGCCTTTGTTTGTGAGAATATGAGTCGGATGGCCATTGCCTTGTTTACTTTCTTTTTCTTTCCAGAAGTAGCCATGGACTCCAGAGCCTCCATTGCCAGGCTGAGGCTTACAACCGCCATCGGCGAATGCACAAAGACTCAGTCCTGAATAATCTAATTCTTTATAGTCTGTATCGCTCATGTTCTTAACCATTTGTGATTACACTCATAATTACTAAGCATGGCGATTATTTTATACTCTCACATTTTTTGATATATTCAGTATAAGCTTTGGTAATGGCCTCTTCATTAGTGTTCGATAGGCTTACGAGTTGTCGAATATAGCTTAGCAAGATATCGTCGAGTTGTTTAGTTGCGTTAGGAGCAATTTTATTAAGCTCTTCAATCGGTGCAGCAGGCACTTTTTGTAACTTAGGCAACACAAAGGCTGGACACGTTTTCGTGTTGGTGTTTGCCTGCATACTAAAGTCTTCGTTTTCGATTTTAACAGGTGGTGCAGGCAACGCATTTAAACTACCTTTTAGTGTCTTGTTCTTTTTATTTTTCAAAGCAGAATTTCGCTTATCGGAAAATAAGCTACTCTTAGAGCTTGAATCACTGTGATTTAAAATAACATATTTATTATTGGCACTGATGATGATCGTGCAGCTCGAAAGCAAGAAAACGGCAGCCAGTATATAGACTGCGCGTCTAAATTGTCGTTGATATTCTAGTAACATTTATTGACCGAATTTTTTAAATTGATTTTCAAGGTATTGCTTACGAGAATACTCCGGTAAGTCTGGTGTCACATTCAGGCAACCAAGTTCAGGCTTACGGGGGTTGAGTTCTTCAGCAATATCGTTTAAATAAGACGGGATAGAAAATACATTTAATGCGAAAGAGGCTATGATGATTAAAAAGAAATAAAACCGCCTTCTGTCGTAACGGATGATCTGGGAGATTTTACCTTTGCCAAAAATCATCTCTTTTACAAAAGGCAGAATCTTTCGGATAATTAAGAAACTAACATTCATACTGCCTTAAGCCCTAAGAAGAAAATAGTAAATACCGCTCAGGTAATCTTATAGTTAATTGCTAAACCCTATTTAGACAAAAGACGCATGAAAGTGCTTTTGTCTGTAAATTCACGCTTGCGCTAGGAGTACCCAGCTTATGTACGTCGTCAAAGGTTTTGCGCCTCATGCGGCTTTCTTTAATAACAACGAACACGCAATCAATGAAGTCGGTGAAATCAGTACCCTGGCTTTGACGTTTGCTCGTGATAAAGGCGTCTATACCAATAAAACTATCAGCGAATCGGTCTCATTGATCACTTTCATGTGTGAAAATGACAACGTAGTCGCGCCGCTTACTACGCCTGCGCGAGACCACGCGTTAGAAGTCCTAGAGTATATTTATAACTATACGATGGGTAAGCCGGGTATTGAGGTAGACCATACCGAAATTCTCAATGCCTTGCTCGATCAATTTGTCAGTAGTGCACAGAACTTCACCGCTGGTGCCATTGTCAATGATGGCACGTATTATGTACCGGCTTATGTCTCGTGGGAGATGAAAGACGGCAGTGCGTCGTTTATGATCTGGCTCTCGGATGCTTCGTTTCAGCTTCAGTATCCGGAATTTCTCAACATCATTGTCTCTCCGCTTTGGGAGCCCTTAGCGCCTTATCCGGCCGACGGCTTCTTTCGCCCTGGTACCGAAGTGCAGCAGCTGCTAGAAGCGGTCACTATGACTGATATGGCTAGCCGCCTACAAGATGCCAAAGCGGGCTATCCTGAGACGTTTATTCGCATCGATAGCTTCGATTATCATGATCCCAATAATATCAATCGCGTGGTGCCAGCACCCTTTGGGATCTTAATCCATGGGATTGCAGGCAACAATATCGATGCCATTAAGGATTCGATTCAAAGCTTTCTGCTTTCAAACTCCAACCATCCTCGAGAAGATTGGATCACGGTACTGCCTGATATTTTTAAGCGTACAGAGTTTGTGATGGTGCCGCGCTGGAATGTCTTAGCGATCCCAGATCAAACGGCTAAGCCTGGTATTTATAGTCCAGTCATGAAGGCGGGTGATGTGTCGGTGTTGCTTAAGCAAGTTGCAAGCGATTACCCTTCAGGCCACGTTGATCTAAACGGTATGGTCACCGGTTGGCCCTGGAAGAGTCTTGCGGTATGCTCGATTGGTAATATTGAGAATCGAGACGCCCAGTATCTCATCACTGATGTGTATCCTGATTGGATCTCAGTGAGCTCGACCTCTACGGACTTTAACCGCATGAGTCTGCGTACGCGTCAGTGGTTTGAAAAGATTCATGAAATGGTCTATGCAGCGGAGTCTTTCAAAGAGTACGACAATCCGCCTGCCGGTGTGGCTAAGATTGTGCGAGATGGTCGAATCTTCTTATCGCGCAGTATTGAAAATATTCACTATCTCGTACTGTGTAAAATTAGTCTCTAAGCAATAAAGGAATCCTGAGCATGGCAGTAGTCCCTGTGATAGGCGCAAAGGGCACATACGTCCTTTCTGCGCCTTTTGATACCAAGATTGATACAGCAAACGCTTACGAATGTATTGCCATTCGTACGTATAGCGAAATGCAGGCCTGGGGCAAAGACCCTTATATTGAGGTCTACGCACCAGTCGGACTTAGTAAAGAACAGTATGAACAAGATACGACCACTGATGCTGTTCTCATTACTTTACGTGCTGATTCAGGTCAGCCACTCGTGGTCCCTAGCCTCTATATCCTTGAGTGTCCCGTGCTCGGCGGTGTGCCGTATAATGTCATTGCACTGGCAATCAAATTAGGGGCGATCCCAGACATTCTTCCGCTCGATTCGGTCACCAGTAAAGTCACCGATCTCGTGCTCAACGAAATTGGTATTACGCCTGAGATTGCAGTCGTCAAACTCTCCAATACGAAGTTAATCTCAAATACTGAGCATGAATCTTTAGAGATTGCACGTCAGAGTAAGATCACGTCGACTTTGACCTATACGGGTGAGATTGCAAGGCTTCAGCAAGAAAACGTCGGGTTACGAGAACAAATCGTATTATTAAATCAATTTATCGAAACCAATATAACCCCTACCCCTTAAGAGACGGCATAAAGAGGAGACCTTTAGAGTCTCCCTTTTATGCCATTAGAGTATTTGCTTAGCGCTCAATGCCTAGTGTTTTATGAATCTTATCAAAGAAACCAACCACCCATGCATTAAACTCTTGAAGATTGAGTTCAAACGGACGCACAGGACGTAGCGTCTCAGCGTTGATTACTTCTGCGCTTTGTAGATTCTTAATATCGGGGATCACCAATAAGTAAGAACCATCTAACAAAACGTCTTGCCAAATCACAGCACTGACTTCACTGACCTCAAGTTCAGGTTTGTCTCGATAGTCAAAGAAGGCAATACCAAACTTAGCTGTGTTGGGTGCTTGCGAGACAGCTTCAGCTTGGATAATCTCTTTCAGGCTATGGAGCATGGAAAAGACGGTCATGTTAATTTCATAGAAACGAAGATTCGTTCTACGAGTCGTACCTTTAAGCGCGTAGAGTGTTTCAATACCGCCTTGCGCTTCTAGTAAGCCCGCAATCATTTCCCGAAAGGTCACGATCTTAGGTTTTTGAACTTGTTCCTCCTCCCGAACTTCTTCTTTGACTTCTACGGGTGAAGGAGTGATTTCAGTCAAAGGGTGAATATTGCTAACTTCTTCCGGGGGCTGAGGAAGTGCTTCGCCTTCACCTTTTGGTTCGTCATGCAAGGCTTTATACTTCTTCAGTAGCCGGAGAGCATCTTCGGTATTGAGATCCACTGGTTGGGCGACAGAGCCTGAAACCATCGGTAAGATCGAAGGCGAAGTGCTTTTCGCAATAGCGATCTTACTTGGGTCGTCTTTAAATCCAAAATGCCGTAACGACGCTTCTTTTTGTTGTGTTTCGTATATAGCCAGTTGGTCGGTAGCCAGACGCGCCAAAGCGATACTGTTGGTGGCAAGCTCTGAGAGGTTCCCAAAGAGTGCGACCATGTTTTGCACGTTTTGGCCTAGTACAGTGATCAATTTAGTGTTATGCTCTTCGAGCTTTTTAATCGACTCGTAAAGAGCGCTTGAATAGTCGCCCGCTCGTACATCGTCTAGCAAAGGTTCAGTCATCATAGTTTCCTTTAATACATCGTTACGTGTTGATTAATCGGTCCTTGGACCTTGATATTGGTATCACTTAATACACAGACATCATTATTTTTTAATGCGCCGTAGCTCGTTTCAATATGGCTGACCATATAGAGCTGGCTAAAGTTCATTTGTTCAATAATGGTGTTAATTGCGTGCACGGAGCTTGCTTTATGGGTAGGATCAAAACCATCACCAAATTCATCTAAGAAAAGCATCCCATCTGCAAATCCTAAATAAAGCATGGCAATAATACGAAAAGCTGCGTCAGTGATTTCTTTCTGTGCTTTAGAGCCCTCAGCGACATCTTTGATGCTGTTGGTGCCATCATCGATATCGATTGGAAAGCGATAGGTCAAGCCGACTTCTCCATCGGTCTTAAATTCACAAGGCTGTAAGACAAAACCATAGGTCCAGACTTTTTCGATAATCTGATTGACTTGATCTAAAACCGTATTGATAAAAGCCATCAGGCCTTCAGCAATTAACCCGTTTGTGGGACTGACCTCATCGACTAACCGCTTTAAGGCAATCTCCTCGGTGCTTAGATCCTCGATCTGATTAGTGAGATGCTCAACAATGCCTTTTTGATAATCGACTTTGCTAAGAATCTCTTCATTGATTGCAAGTTTAGATTGGAGTGCGCGTACTAGCTCATGGATGCATTCTTGGCGAATGGTCTCAATGCGCTGCGCTTGCAAGGCGTCGATCTGGGCTTTGGCAGAAAGAATTTGAGGTTGCAATTGCTCAAAGGCCAATTTCATCGACTGCTGATAATTGAGCAGTGTCTGTAAATTAGCTCTGTGTTCTTTACATTCCCAAGTGAGATTAACAATCTCAGTTTGAAGTTGATTGAGAATGTTTTTATGCTCCTCAAGCTTTTCTAAGTCCACTTGCTCAAGCAGCTTTAGCGTAGCTTGCTCTTTTTCGATCTGAGCCTCTAGCGCTACTACACCGGCTAAATGCTTGGCATCATCATGAAAGAGCTCTACAGCTGACATCGCCCAACGAGGATAACGAGCAGCACCATGCTCGTGATCTAATTGCTGCCACAAGCTATCCCAATGCCGGTTACTATTTTTAATAAACACGTATTCTTTATATTTATTAAAAAAGTCCTGCATTTCAGACAGACTTTGTTCAGTGTTTTGTTTTTCACTCTTTGTGCTTTCAATGAGCGCTAGATTTTCTTTGTACGTCTTTCGTAGTGCCTGAAGGTTATGCGCATCAAAGCCTACAATCCACTTATGACTGCATTGCGGGCAAGTCGTTAAGGGATCAGCCTCATGGCGTTCAATTTCCGCGATCTGCGTCTGAAGGCGCGTTTGGGTATGATGCAATTCTTGAAGCCTGGTGCTTAGCACCTCAAACTTTTCTTTGGTTTGAGTGAAATGGGCGTTTGAGAAATGCAAATCCTCATTAAGTGGTAAGGTAGCAAAAATCTCTTGTAGGCGCACGTAAGTATGGTCGTCCAGACCTTGGGCAATGCTGGCGTGTAGGCTCGGGTCATACTGGCCTTTGAGCTGCGCTAAGAGCTGCGTTTTCTTGCTTTCTAATTCTGCAATACGTGCTTTGACCTCAGTCAGTGAGTTATTACTGACGTTAGCGACACTAGCAAGCTTTTGTTTTAATGCTTCGTGTTGTGAGCTTCGATCCCGCAATAAACTCTCTTTGGCTGAGAGTTTTTCACCATAGCCTCGAATCTCTAATTCTAGGGCTTCTAAGCCATTTATCTGTAAACCTAGGGGTGCTTGTGTTGGAAGATTAAAAACGCGTCCTACGAGCTCTGAGAGGCGTTGGTAAGCCTGTTCTTGATCACGTGTTAGACTCTCGGAGCTTTGTGCAATGGGAGCTCGCTCATTGAGCAAAATCGTAAGCTCTTTATGTAGCTCTTTGTTGGTATCGATGAGGGTTTTGTATTGCTCATCAGTGACGACTTTTTGGATCTCTTCGACCAATTGCTTCTTAGTACGCCTAAGTGCTGCGGATGTATTATTTAAGCTCTCCTTGGCTTTGGAGAAAAACTCTAACCCGTAATCAAAGGACACCGGACTCATCGCTGTAAAGAGCTCTCGCCTTTTTTGAGGTCCTAATTGAGAAAACCGCAATTCACCTGTGATTAACGAACGAATAAAGTTATTGATTCCAAAGATTTGATAGACTAAAAGCTCCTGGTCTTTTAGATTTCCACTTTCATTAAGCTCTTTGGTGTCTTCAGTTAAGCTATGTGTGTTTGTGCTCGCGTCGTAGCTTAGGATATAGGTCTTATGGTTATGTTCATAGATCGCTTTCTTAAAGCCGTTCTTACGGTACAGCTCACGGGCTGTGGCGCACGGCACAATCTCTCGAATCAAACTGGTTTTACCACTGCCGTTAGTGCCTAAAATGACTTGGATGATTTCTTTGGGTTCGAGCTTGAAATATTTTTTACGTGTCAAGCTCATCGGAATAAATTCTTTTAATTCGATACTGATGAGTTTCATGATATCTTCTGATTCAGTATAGTAGGATCTATATAGTCAATCTTTTGTGTTATTTTTAAAGTTATTATTGGACATAGAACAACCATGGCAGAACGAGATTTTATCGGTAATGAACCGATTGTGAGTATTTTAAAACCCTACTCCATCGGGACTGTGGGTGCCAATAAAGACAGCGATAAAAGCATCCTGGGCGATGAGATCGAAGTCGCAGATCTTGAGAGCCGTAAATTCTTAGATGGGGAAATTACTGATAATGTTCAGGTGCTAGAGGGCGAGGGCGAAGGCGTTGGTAAACAACAGTATTCAGCAAGCGTGGCGGTGACTGCTACAATTAAAGCAAAATGGTTATCCATTGGTAATGCTAATCGTGTCACTGCGCCTAACGTGCGCCGAGGCGAAGAAGTAATGATCTATCGCCTAGGCAATACGGACAAATACTACTGGGATACTTTAAAGAATCACATCAAGCTCAGGCGCTTAGAGACAGTGGTCTACGCCTTTAGTGGTGAGGCTGACCCCAGTAAAGAAGCCAGTCTTGAAAATGAGAATGTCTACTTCTTTCAGATCTCGACCCATACCAAATCCGTCCTCTTTCAAACCTCTCAAGCCAACGGCGAGCCTTTTGGCCATAGCTTACAGATTGATGCGAGTATCGGTAAATTTATCTATGCCGATACGGCTGATAATTATTTTACTGTTGAGAGTGAAAATAAACTCATCGAGATGCGCAATACCGACGGCACATTCTTTCGTCTCAATGGACCCGATATTGAGTACTATGCCCCAGGTAATATCAATGGGAAAGCTGAAGGCAATAATGATTTAGAAGTAGGTGGCAATCATAGTGCTAAAGTGTCAGGCAATACCAATATGGCCACCGAAGGTAGTACACGCATTGAATCCCAAGGTACTGCCACACTAGCCTCGCCTACTTCTGCCGATGTGGATTCACCTAATATTGGATTTATGGGAGCCGTGCACTCAGCCAATGGTACGTATGGAGGAGACGGAAGCATGGAGCTTAAAGGCAAAGCCCATTTTCAAAACGATATTGATGTGGATGGTAAAATCACGGCACAAGGTGATATTGAAACTAAGAATACGTTCATTGGCGTGAATTTAGATATTGAAAATAAACCTTGGATTTAAAGTAATGAAAGAACAACTATTAGATGGAAGGGGGAGTAAACCTCCGTTTGCCAATAATACTGTAATCCCAAGCAACTCGTTTATTACCGGCGCAGAATTAGCGCAATATTTTCAAATAACTGCTGGTACTGTTATTAATAGCGACACTAATTGGTATAGCGTAGAGATTGATAATAAATATCTCATTGTCCCATTACTTCCAATTCGGTATGGAATCAATTGGGCTCAGCTTTATCAAAAAGGTCTTGTCTATGGCACCAACGATAATGGAAAATACCCCTCTGGTACTGCATGTAATCAGTTAAGAACAATAAAAATAAATGGCCGGATTTACAAAGTACGATTGCTTAAAGGTTCCAATGCAGATCCAACACCAGCATTAAGAGGATATTCTCTGTCTGGAACCTCTAATTCAGAGTTTAATAGGATCTTCATGCCTATTAGCGCTGAATCAACCCCGTTATATACTGGTCCAAAATTAGCTAGCTATACGAAAACTGAATTAGGTTTTACATCTAGTGTCGGTAGTTGGACGATTTGTATCGAATCTGAAACTCCGAGCTACACACTTAGTAGCGGTCGTGGATACGATTCCTGTAATCGCGTAGACGGCGTTACTAAAACTTTAACAAGTTCAGCTAATATCGGCTGGCGTCCTTGCTTAGAGCTTATTCCATGATATGTCATAAATGGCACTCTCTAAAGGAGTGCCATTTATGCTATTGTTTTTGCTTTAGGTATTCAAAGGCAATTTCTTTGATGTAGTTCATATGCCACTTGAATTTCAGCTCTAGCGGATAGACTTTTAATCCAAATTGCGGATTAAACTCAAAAATCCCCCAACGTCCATCTTCACAGACAAACAAATCGAGACTTGAGACTGGCTCAAAGAAGTCAGACTGAACCAAACGTTTAAAATCTTTGATGTCAGAAGGATCAGAGAACACTTCTATGATATCAACATCTAAACGGCCTGCTTCTTCAGTCAGAAACTCTTCACCATATCCTTGCTTATAATCCACGAGACTAAATTGTAGCTCAGGATGTTGATTGGCTTTTCGTAGACGCGGAACAATAAAGACGGGTTCTTTATCTTTATCTAAAATCACACGATATTCTTTTTTGATGTCTTGAACAATTTCTTGCACAGAGAAATCTGGCTCACTGACTCGCGTAAAACTAGAAAACGGAGTGACATGTTTGGCATCTTTTAAAATGCCAACCGCTTCTTCTTTAGGTTCTAGACCCAGACCCGAATAATGCGAGATCGCATCGTGATGATCGTTGATAAAAGCAATAAACTCCAGCTCTTTAGAAAAGCCTCGCATGGTGTTGATCATCGAAACAGGATCAATACGCCTGGTATCCACAATAAAATGATCTAACCCTTCAGCAGCAAGCTCTGGTTTGATGAGCACGTGAGGTTGCTCACTGGCGAGAAAGTTTTTATAGTTCGTTGCTTTAAACCGATAATAGTGATTCAGCCCTAAGGCATCAGCAGCTTCATTAAGGAGCGCGACTTGATCGGTCTTTTTAAATACGCGTCTAAAAAAGGCTTTCTGATATTGATTTTTGTAATTGATGTTATTTGCTTTATCATCGACACCAATTAAAATATCCACGTTTGGATAGATCGCAGTTCCATCATCGTCTAAGACGGTATTGAAGAAATGCAGATTCACCTTTTCGCCACCGATCGTTAGTGCAACCGAATACGGAAAGGTTTTACGTAGTTCAGGCGGACGATATTCCGTGATACACAGAAAATTAGACAAGATATTAAAATCGATTCCGATCGTTACTTCTTGCGTCATGTTATTGTCCTTTTAAAGTAGATGATCGATATCGAGAATTGGTTCGATATTGCGACTGGCAGAAAACCCGTTACATGTAGCCCCATTAGGATTTTTCCACGCACCTGTTTTCGGATCTAGCACGAGCTCTTCTTTCACATCCTCTGGTTTTGGGAAAATGAACGCATCTAGCGTCGGATCATAGAGCATGCCAGGTGCTGCAAAATTTAATCGTAACGCAGGCTTGCCATCAGGCAAACCATCTTCACCATAATGCACACCTAAACGGGTATTATACGAGGTCTGAATCCAGGTACCGGGCATATGTTCGATAAACGCCTCATCGGCCACAATGACACGCTCGACCACGTTATTGATGATTTCAGCATAATGTGCCATTACGGTCGATCTCCAATTAGAATATACACTACGCCAGAACCACCAGCAGCGCCATATTTATAAGGACCTGCTTGCGCCCATCCGGCAGCACTGCCGCCACCACCTCCTCCTCCAGTATTAGGAGTCCCTGCCTGAGGTGGAGTACCATAACCGGCCCCGCGCCCGCCGCCGCCTACACCTCCAGGTGCTAACTGATGCCACCACCCATTACCTGGCCCACCACCACCACCTACACTAAATGTTTGTTTAGCAAAAGTAAAAGTGCGACCATTACCACCACCACCAATATAACCAGCCGATCCTGCTCCGCCACCACCACCAGAGGTACCTTCTTCAATACCACTACCTCCATAATTGCCTTGGCCATAAATACCAGCACCGCCACTAGCAGAACCGTAAAAACCCATCGAACCACCACCGGAGCCGCCAGAGGCTCCGTATTTAGTTCTACTTGGCCCGCCACCACCAATACCACCTCCGTACGCCACATAAGGACCAAAAGAGCTGTTGCCACCATTTGAACCAGCATACGCGTAACCAGTTGCACAATATTCACACTTAGTACCACAGTCGCCTTCATAGCCACAGCAATAGTCGTAGCAATTGAATTTATAAGTCGTGTAAGAGTTCGCTGGTCCGCCAGCACCCACGATAATTGGGATCACATCACCTGGAGTGACATTAATAAAGCGTTGAAAAAGTACGCCACCTGCGCCGCCGCCACCTCCACCTTCGTCACCAGCCCCGTGCCCGCCCGAGCCACCACCGGCCACAATAATTGCACTCACCTTTCTAACACCAGGTGGTACAGTCCACATCGTACTTTCAGTAAATACGAGCAACATCTCTTTGGTGGCACCATGAAAATTGCCAATACTAATAGGGCCAGATTCCGGGATGAGCGTCTCCACGTTCTTAGGGTAACCTACGGTACCTTCTGGTACATAAGGCCCTCCACTATAATAATCGCTCAATGAAATCGGGCCTTCACCGCCACCAAACTCTTCTTTGATTTGACTCAGTGAGAGTGGTTCAGGATAAAAGGGTAAAGTCATTACTTACCTCATAAATTACAGACGTCATAATAAGAGGGAAGTGTGTAAATTTTCCCTCTTATTACTTATTGTTTACTTTCGAGTTGTTCCACGCGGTCAGCTAGCACTTTAACGGCTTCAATGAGCGGAGCTACAAGTTTTGAATAAGCCACGGTATCGTAGACCACTCCGTCAATCTCAATGCCAGGGCGCACGGCTTCTGGAAAGACTTGCGCGACATTAGTCGAGAGTAGACCAAAGTCTTTTTCTCCGCCTTTGAGAATGACGCTTTTATTTTCCTTCCAAGTGAAGGACACGCCATTTAATTGACAGATGCGATCAAGCGCATTGTCTAAAGGCTGGATGTCTTCTTTTAGCCTTGGGTCAGAATAAGCTTTCACATCACCAGCGGCTACAAAGTCACCGTTAGCCGCAGAGTAAAAGCTCCAGACATTTCGATTCCAACCACCTGCACCAAAGACACCATCGTCACGAAGTCCGAGTTTAATCCCGTAATTATCGGTTTTAAAACTCAGACCAGCAAGGTTGTTATCACCCGTGCCATGAGAGCGCAGTACCATGGAGCCAGGACTGGTATCACCGGTAGCCATCACCATGCTTTGGTATCCGCCTTTGATGCTGCCAACCATTTCACGAACACCTGCGCGATCTAAACACGCATTGATAGCGTTAGTAAAATCAGCTAAGGTCGGTGCACCGGTTTGAACTGCTGTGACGCGATGCGGGTTATCAAAGTCTGCGATGTGATCATCCACATCAGTTCGCAGCTGCGTGACTAGATCGTTTAACGCTTGATCTGCTGCATCAACGTAGGCCAGAATTTGATCGTGGCTCGCACGGTCACCCATAAGCACCGCATCAGCCACACGGTAGAGTGCCTGGACAGTATATTCCCAACCGTAGGTATCACCCACGTCGTGTAAGTGAGGCGCAGCCTGATAGCCTTCAGGCGGCTTATCGATGATATTAGGCCAGGACACTGGACGATTATCCAGATCCAGGTTTTCAATCATCTTTAAAAGTGCGTAGGTGTTGTAACTAAACTCACCACCGACAACTTGGTAATCGATTTCGACTTGATTGGAGACATCGGGGTTAATAATGAGTAAGATCGCATGGACGTCTTTTCCCAACTCAATGGCCGCGAGCGTATAGAGCTCAGCAGGCTTCCAGTCCACGCCTTTGACTAAAGGCTGTTGAGTCAATGCATCACGAATGACGACACTGTCAGTAAAGAACGGACCATATAAGGGCGAGATCGGTCGGATGCTACGATTAGCTAGCGTATGAGGTTCAGCCTCGACACGGTTATTTGGACTGATCCCGGTGCGATCTAGGTCATAGCGAATAACAATAGGATTTGCCATTTAGTATTTATCTCTAAGGAATAGGAACAATCGTCACAGTTTCAGTGCTATCAACCAGGACTTGATAGTCTAGGTCCTCAGCAGTCTCGTTGGTAAGCGTCAAACCTGTAGCTGTGCGTTTGATAGTCAGACTACTGGCAGCATCGTAATAGTCAGTCGGATTCAAATTATCTTTGACCAACACTTGCACTTTATCTTCGAGCTTAATACCTGCGATTGTGTTCGAAGCGGTGGAGACTAAGGAGCCCGTATAGATCGTACGAGCCATTTCGCCAGCGCCAAAAAGCGCTGGCGTATAGGTACCTAATACGTAACCATTCGGTGCCGCAGGGCTAGCGAGCATCGGGTCAACCGTAAATCCGTAGTAATAACCCGATACCCGAACCGACTTTAGAAAGCGCGCGCCAGCGGCGAGCTTGACAAAGAGCACAACCTTATAGATCGGCGTAGTTGCTCCTGTTTCTTCCTCACTGGTGATGACATAACCCACTTCTTGCACGGCTGAGGTTTTGCTCGAGGTCGACCATTGGCAAGTAGTGCCTTGGTGACGAATCCTAAGTTCTGTGACAGGACTTTCGCCTGCAATCGCACTATGGATCATGACCACATGCAGGCTTTCTTTACCGACCGTGTTGTCTACCGTATCAACGTAGTTATACCCGATTGGTTGATAAGAAGCAATTTGAGTGACATTATCATTGGGATCTAGATAATCAATATCAGCCTGATAGCAGATAAATTGACGCATGGTGCTCATGAGGAATTGATTATATTCCTCTGGCGTCATCCCGTTAAATTTTGCAGTATTATCGGCTGGGATGGCAGCTGCATCAGCAAGGACTTCGGCTAATGTCTTACCACCGAGTTTAGTCGAATTATCCGCTGTTCCGGTTAAGACTTCAGCCTTGACTTGAGCAAAGTCCATGCCTTCTAACTGATTAGAATCGGTAGCCGTCCCATTGATATCAAGCTTAAGCGCTAAAGCGTTCGTGAGCTCGGCATCACTGACAGCACCAATTTGAGCTGCCGTGACATTGTGCGGATTATTTGTATTTGCGACGTGGGTATCTAAAGGCGTTTTGACCAGTTGGTTAATCGCATCAAAGACCCCTTTAGGCGTCGTATACAAAATGGTTGATAAACCATTGATCGTATCTTGAGAATTCGCTGTGCCGTAGTTATTCACTAAACCCAGGCCCACTTGCGCTTTACTGACAAAGTGTGGGTTATTGTGGTTGTTGACGTGATCATCAATTGCACCGCCGCCTAAGGAGCGAATCGCATCTTCAATCGCTCCAATCCCTGCATTTAGCTCACTTAAACCGACCATGTCGTAAATATTCCACTGGTGATTGACCGGCGGAAAATAGACAGGCAGATCGTTGACTTCTTCCCAAGACGTAATCAAGGGGTTCTTGGACTTATCCGCAAGGATCTCAGCGATCTTATTGGTATCGATATTCCAATCACCACCTAACGTTCGATAGGAGTCGATAATCACAAGACCGGTGAGCGTTTTATCTAAGAAGTAGATTACGCCATATAAACGCTTACCGGTGGAAAGAGAAGCAGTATGAAATTGATACCCGAGGTAATAATCAATACCTTTAATTAACGTACGGATATTGCTTTGGTTGTCTTGAAAGCGTAGCACCAGATCAGTTTCAAAAAACGGTGCATAGCGTGGAATGATTAGTTGATAGTCTTTGTAGTTCGAAGCCGTCAGTACGTGCTGCTCACCGGCTACGAGATTAGCTGGAGAAGTCCCTGACGGATCAAACGGGTAGATCGGAATGGTAGGCATGAGACATGCAACTCCAATTTAAAGGAATAAATAGGTTTGAATTCTTTTTGAATATCAAATCTACACGATATTTACCGCCTTATTTTATTATGGAATAAGCGCGAACTATAGTATTGACAGCGATGGGGTGTATGCCAGGAGTCTATCTTTTAGAGTAATTTAATGACCAATTTATCGTGATACGATTAATTCAAAAAGGTTTTGGACTATGTACGAATTAGTCACCGCTTTTGTAAAAGAGAATAAGTCCTTTAGCCAGTGGGAAGAAAAAGCCATCGGTGAAGAACTTTTAATGGATATCTTCAGCACCTATAAGGCTTGTGTGATTGTACTCACTCATCCCTTACTTGATGCACCCGTGAGTCTAGACTTAGAAAGTATCCGCGCAAGCACTGTGGGATCAAGTGTTACATTAAATCAATTCTTAATTGAAAATGGTAACACTACGCTACCCACACAAACCACTATTCCTAGCATCAAAGAGCGCTACGTCAAATATAACGATGCAGTGCGTGCTGGCTATAAGGTCTATTTGACTGACGGTTCAGCCTCTATTGACGATCAAACCCGCGAAGGCAAAACCGATATCAAGTTGATGAAATCGGGAATTGATTTCGAATATTTTTATCACCGTGTGCTTGTCTCAATCAACGGGTTTATTCATCGCACCGACTTTGATGTCAATGGCGCTTATGTCAGAGACTGTGTGGCAAGCCTAGAGACTTCAGGCTGCGATACGATTGGACTCATTAGTTTTGATGAGGTCGCGCGTCTTGATTATCTCTCTATTACTGAGGAGATGATTTATAAGCGCAATCCCGAGGCAGCTTTTAAAGATCGTATTGATATTAAGTTTCCGTACGATGTCTCAGACAAATCCATTGGTTTAGTTCTAGGTGGGTATTTGCATTTAGTTGATCAAACGCTTTTTACCCGCACCGGCCCTGATACGATCACTATTAAATTTGATCGGTTTAATTTCATCAATCGCTACTTTGAATCTAAACAGTTCTTAAATCTTGATAGTCTGGGTCTAAGTACGAGTCCTGATAATCCTGACTTCTTAAATATCACTGAACTTTTAAGTGACGAAGTCATCAAACGCTATTTGATGCTTAGCCAATCCTTTATTATTCTTATTGATTCGATGGATATGGCTAGCCGTAAAGAGTACGTGTATCGAAATGGAAAGGGGCTACAGACCTATGGATCTGGCACTCTACCCGATAAACCGCTCTTTATGGGTCGAGGCATGATTGGAAACTATTGGTCTAAACCAGAGTTTGGCGGCCAATATAGTCTAAGTGTCGTAGGTAATCGAATGGATAATTTTCTCTACCAAAATACACCGATCGATAAACTGGATAATATCGATAATGCAACCAAAGGTGCTTTTCCGGGCTGGCAGTATCGAGCCGCACCTGCGTACATGCTTAACATCAGTACGCGTACCATTTGGTAGTTCGAAATGAAAGAAATTTTAATAGATAGAATCGATCACAATGAAAGCATAAATGTGCTTTTTAACTTAGAAGGACCCTATAGTACCACAGCCGATATCATAGACACTAGTAAAAACAATCTTCCGATTAGCCTTTTTGGTGCCATCACGATTGGTACCGATGCCGATGGTTCCTATATTAATATCCCAAGCGGAAATGCAAACTACATTCAGTTCGGTGGTACGGCCTTAGATGGGCCCAATACCATTATCGAATTTGAAATGAAGTCTATGACCGATACTGACAACAGCCTTCTCTTTGATACAAGACCGAATAGTTCGAACGGAGACTATTGTTTTCTCTTCTACTACGGGCATCGCTTCGGAGCTCGAGTCGGTGATACATCCAATAACAATTACGGTGTCAATAACGGCGTTGTGACAGATGCCACAAACCATTATCAAGTTCGAACTAAAGTGCGTATTGAATTTTTATCAGATAAAACCTATTTCTATGAAAATGATATCGCTATTGGTTCTCTGACAGCTGTATTTAACCATATCAATCAGAAATACAAAATAAGCTATCACTCCTTTAGCGGAATTTCTGCGCCAGTGCGCCTTTATTCGTTTAAAGTGTTTAAAATGGTTTGATGTGCGTTCTAAGCAGCATAAATGGGAGAGCCAAGAGCTCTCCCATTTATGCCGTTTAAAATACCACAAAATCATTGGTATAGACACACTCACCTTTTGTATATCGAAACCCCATGATGTAACCATTCCAGGGATATTGATTATAAACAGAACCTGCGGCTCTGTCGCCTATGGTAAAAGGAGTACTGCCTGCAAGAAACGCTTTAGTCTTCTGAATAGTGACAATATTACTATTAAGCACACCATTTAGAAACAGCATCATCGTGCTATCAGTCGCGTTATTCTTACGACACCAAGCAAAATGATAGAGTTTATTAAACTCTATATTTCCGGGTAAATAACTACTAGAACCAGAGGAACCATTCGGCCAAATACTAACGTAGTTCGTGGTTTCGTTATTTGCTAGGAGCCAGGAACTATAATCTTGAGGATTAATTCCGTCGCCCTTACCAAATAGATAGGCGTATTTAGGTGATTGAACGACGTAGCTTGTAAGGTATAGGTAGAGTTCAAAAGTAAACTCATCTAAATTAGGCTCTGCAAGTAGCGTGCCGTAATTAAGACGTCGGTTAGAGCCAGTGGCTAGCGAACCTTTCCCAAGTCCACTGTCAAAACTAGAGACCTCCAATAAGTCAGTCGTGTTAATAGGCACATGCCCTTTAGGAGAATAATCAATGAGACTACCTCCGATGAGAGCAAGTTCAATATTATCAGGATTATTGACTGCCTTAGGGAAATATAATATCGGATCAAATCCACGTCTACGTAGCAGAAGCTCTTTCATTCTGGTTTAAATTTAAAGTATTGATCGTAGAGTTTACCTATGAATTCCAAAATGCTAGGATCTTTACGATTCTTAAAGACCGTTTTCTTCGAGTTAAAAGGAAGATTTGGAATTGCCTGTAGATTCATACCTTCAGGGATTTCGAGATCCAATTTGACCCAAGGTGCGTATGAACCATCTGCTTGAGGAAAGACATCGACTTCCCATTTAAGCTGAGTGCCTTCAATCGGAAAGATAAACCGATCTTTGAGCATGCCGTCATTTGCCAGGTTTTTAAAGGCCGTAAACATCTCTTCCGAGGACTCTTTGTTAGTCTCTAGGTTACTGCCATCTTTAAGCAACACTTTCGTAGTATGCATAAAGGTAGTCTCACCGGCCTTAACCGTCTTACGGATTCGGGTAGAGCCTTTATGTCCCGTTCCAGTGGCTGGCACGATACCGTATTGTTCTTGCTGCTCAATGCTTGCGGCGTTCTTTAGTTCATTTAAATCACTGATCAAGGCGTAGGCTTCTAATTCACGTTCCACATTAGTGCCTTCTTGACCAAAATCCTCTAGCGAGACGTGCAGGTATCGCCGTTTAAACACTTCACCAATACCCATTTTGAGTTATATTCCAAAAAAGATTTTCACAATAGAGGTTAATGAATCAAAGATGGTTTTCAGCACTTCAGCATTTGGATCGCTTTGGGAGACCACAAGGTTATAAGCAATCGCTAAGACCATGACCGCAAATACAAAGAAGACTAAGATAACTGCCATCTTCTTTAGAAAAAGCGTAAAGCTATCGGGACCTCGATTGATATCGTCAAGGTCTGCTTTCTCATCTGCGTAATACTGATTCACTTTAGCAATATCTTCTTTGTATAAAAGATGATAGTACTTAAGTAACTCTGCGCCTAAGGCTGTGTCATCTAAGACTTCCAAGCGTCCAGAGCGCGCCGCTAGCGTATTGTACGCATGAAACAAAGCCTCGATACTGCTGCTTTGTTTAAATTGCTTCTCTAGCGGCTCGGCTGGGTTTATGAGATTAATAATTTCTTTAGTATCTTGCATCGCATTGTCACTTTTTAATTCTCTTTTTAGCTTCGTTCTGAATATGACGCGCAGCCTTTAGGCGCGCATTACACTCATGGATATCATCGCGTAAGAGATTGTTTTGAGAAAAAAGCGAGATCTCTTTTTTCTCAAAGGTATCTAAGGCTAGATACTCTTGCACTGTCAGAGGTGCTGTTTCATGACAGTCTTCTAAATAGCGATCTGGCAATAAGATCGTGGTGGTGGGCGCTGCACACCCGCTCAAACCTAACGCCAATAAAGAATAGACCAAAATAGACTTCATGTAATCCTCTTCTTATTGGTATTATTTATAAACTACGCATCTGGGGTCACTTGAACTGATGCAAAACTTACGCCATTGATCTTCAATGAGAATACGGGCACGCTGCTCATCGCGTTTTTTCTGCTGAGCGCGCTGTGCATCTAAATTCTCACAAGTCCAGTCCTTGATATCAATAGTCGGAAGCTCTTGATTTAAGGCGTTTAGCTTTTGACCCGTTAAAGCGTTGATATCGCGCTCTTTATTAAAGCGATCTTTAAGGGTATTGACTTCAATCACCCCTGCCTCAGCTTTAATCTGTTCTTGAGCTTGTGCGTTTTCTTTTTCTTTCTGAAGTTCAGCAGCTTTTATTTCTGCTCGCATGACGCTTTTTCCATGAAAGTAAGCGTAGGTATGCGAGCCAGCAAGTCCAAGCATCAAGGCCACACTGCCGATGACTTTCCAGGGTAATTTACCTAGTCCTAAGCGACCTAGGAGTGAAAAAATAAAATTTATGATAGCGGCAAAACTAAACATTGCTGACCTTCATAAGCTGTGGAAATCGAGCATACAGATCGTTTGCTGCGGTATAGATTTCCAGATATTTTGTATATGCAATTGCTAGCGCATCGGTTTCGTGTTCACTTGCACATTGCAGACTAATATGGGCACGATAGATCTGATCTAGCCCGAGTGTGTGAAGGGCTTTATTAACACCTTCTTTATCGGCAGCCCCTCCTGCGCCTACAGCCTTTTTAACCACCGAAGGCTCGAACATATAAAGCGGTTGGTAGTAGTTCACGGCTTGAAGCGCTTGATGAATACAAGCGACCGATTCAACCAAAGCACCATAGGCTTGGGGTCGGTGCGGATTCATGAAGTTGCCTTCAGCGCTCACCGCTAAAGGACGCAACATCTGAAACAACGCACATAGGCGATCTCGCATGGCTTGCACTCGACTAGCGCGTGGCCCGTGGGTGCTGATATACCAAGGATCGAGTGCGAGCTTTTCGCCTCGCAAAAGCTCTGAGCTTGCGTGCGCAAGACGTAGCGTCACGGGATCAAAATACAATACCCCAAATCCTAAGAACGTCGTTCCAGGATCAATGCCTACTAGGCAAATGAGGTCACGTTCATTAGGCGGAATAATTAACATGAAAAATCCAGCAGAAAGGTAGACTAGTGAACTATTATTATACGCTCACTAGTCTACACCTTCAACAGTTACGGTAGGATGAGCAAGTCCGTTTTAAAGAGCGGCTCTTGTGCACCAGCATCAATAGCGATATTGAGCTCATCGTTATTGTAGACCATTTGGTAGTACACATTCACATGGGCCACAATTTGTGCGCCGATGACTTCATTAAAGCTAAACGTGCCACCGCCTGCCACAGGTACTTGCACCACATGATCCACCCCACTGACCATGGCGATCTCAGAGATGATAGCGTACAGTTCAGAGCCGTAGAGCACCTTAGCGACATTGCGTAGGTGATCGATTTCGGTACGCGTAAAGCCTAGAAGTAATTTAAGCGAGGCGGTGGCGTACTTACCGCTTAAGACGTTGATGTTCTCAGGCGTCAAATCAGGAGGCGTGGGAAAGAGGTTATCTTGCGTAGGCACAAAAGGCTCACTGACAACCGTCTCACCGTCGACCACTCGGATTTCCATATCCACTAGATTAGGCACATTGGCAATACGGCGTAAGTAATACGCAATATACGTCTTACCTTGAATGTTCACTTCTTTACGCAATGCGTAATTAGCACGATCAGCCGGTGCTAGATCCGCGCTTGGTTCGACCAGTACAAAGGGTAGCGGATTAAAGCACGACGCATCAGTGGCTTGGTGGATGACAGGATTATTAATGGTGATGTTATTTTCACCTACAATCGCCTTATGACCTCCATTACCGATACTGAAGTAGCCCATCTTAGGCAGTTGGTTAACCGTCGGTAAGGTCGCGGCTTGAATATCAAAGCGCTCGTTTAGACGCGTGTTATCGATGTAACGTACGGGCTTACCCACAAAGAGGTAAGTCTGCAAGGCAGAACCGTAAATAGTTCGGGTAATGTTATCCATCTTCTTTAAACTCTTTTGAATTTATTTAACTAAAATCAATCAAACGATTGGGTTATTGTTCCACCATTGGGTCTCATACATATCAGGCAATGAGCGTTTTTGTGCTTCAGTCAGAGTTCTAAAACTGGTATCAATACCAGGCACAGGTACTTGGCCATCTGGGTAAAGCGTCTGAGCAGGCATCTGCATGGAAAATCTCGGTTTAGAGCTCTCTAAGCGATACGTGATGATGGTCTGTGTGTGTTGTGGTAAGAACTGACGAGGGATGGTTAAATCAAATTGTACCTCAGCGCTAGCTTGCTGATTGGTAATTCGCACATGATCATTAACATTGTACAGAATTTTAAACGTCGCCTCGGTCTGCCGATTAAAGAAGTCAATAGCCATATCCACATAATAGGACTGACCACTGGCTTGAGCCACAAGATCTCCAAAGCGTACCACAGGCCAATCAATAATTTTAATGGGACTATCATTAATCTCCGTTAAAAATTGAATGCTGTAGCTGGAAAGCTCAGAGAACATCGAGACCATGGCCGATTGGATATTCTTTAAGCTCGGCGTGACTTTAGTATCTAGACCTAAGGCTTGTTTGACAATTTCGGTATAGATTTCACCATAACTCTCAGTCGGGAAATCTTCAATCTCAATGCCTCGGGCAGTAAACCAGTCCGTATAAAGCGTGCCCTCGGGTTCAAGTTCCACAATCGTTGCGCCGTAAATGCGTGCAGCCATCCCTTGCATTTCAGCTCGGCGCACGTAATGCTCTTGGAAAGCAACTTTATTGCGCTGATAGTTTAACGCCGTAAAGATCTGATGAGCGGTTTCCCAATATGCATCTGTAGAGATAATCTCAGTGAGCTCTGGATTATAGGAAAGTAGGTCCTGTGCGTCAGCTTCAGTAAACCAATGACCACTTGTCATCGTAAGTAAGTCTTGCGTGCTTGGCTTTGGTATCAACTGCACTTTACGACAGATCACAGGTTGCACTTCAGTCAACGCAAAGCCTTGGCTGTTTAAGAGCAAATATTGTGCAAAGACAAACGCATCTTTCACTGAGATCGGTAAAATCTCACCCGTTTTTGGATTGACCACTCGAATAAAGGAGCGGTAAATGCCTTGAGCCGCTAAGTACGGCCAGTGATTGATTAAAACGTCTGAAAAAGGAAAAGGCGTGGCGTCTGAATAGTCGAACATCGCCGACTCTAAGATCTTGGTCTGCTCAACATTAGAGAGCGAATTCTCAAACTTAAACTGAACAGCAGCCTGAGACATCACGCGAGTCTGAGGGTTTAGGCGTGCGACCTCATCTTCTTTTTGCATCACCACGTCTAGCTCGACTGGCTCTTGAAAGCCTGAGCTGACAAACTTATTCTTAGGACTTCGTTTAAAGAGGACTTTCGGGGCAAGCTCTGTAGTTATTTTTTCAACATCGTGCGTCATAGTGAAACTAGTGAGCGCGAGTTTGCGTTCATCCATGAGGTTTTTAATCAAATCCTCAAACGTTTCATTATGACCTGCGTTACGATTAATAAAGCGCACATTGCGATAAAACCACAGTTGCTGCTTTAAGGTCATCACATCAAAGTAGCGATCCAGTCCCATGTTAGAAGCTAGATACTGACGAATGTGATAGGTATGCGCTTCATTGGTTTTACAAAATTCTCGACGAATCTTTAAAATAAACGCAACCGTCAACTGACTCATGATGCCTAGCATCACGATATCGTAATGGTCATCGATGAGTCGATACATCCCGTTATGCCAGCGCGAGACGATGCGTTTGATCTGCGTCTCTAGGCGTTCAATGAGACTTGCCTCATGAGCCTGGACTAAGTCCGGCGCGTATGAGATGATGCTATAGTCCTCGGCATTAATCGAGCGCTCATAATCCGTGGGATACAAAATACCTAAAATCAATTCTTCTTGATTTGGGTACTTTGCCAAAAGTTCATAATACAGCTTTTGACCATATGCGTACTCACGGCGCGTGGCGCGATGGATTTTTAAATTTTCTTTACTAAAAAGAATCGTCTCTTGAGTGTCGACCGATTGGACATACATGGGTTTATCGAGTGAAAAATAATCACCCGCTAAATTCATGTAGTATTTCCACGTTCGACGATCTTCAGGTACAAAACCTGCTGGCCGCCGATATTCGTAAGTTTTATTCAGAAGTTGTGCTAAATAATCTGACTTATAAATGATTGTCTCGGCTAGATTAAAACAATCATTCAGAAAAATTTCATATTGGTTATTAGGTTGCACGTTCGTGTCATCCTTTTAAATATAGAGATACGAGGTTTCACTCATGGCTCAAGCTAGCCCTAAACGACAAAATATTTTAGTGGGTATCCGACCCGACGGCAGCCAAGTGTCCGTGCGTCGTATGATTCGCTCGGACCCCGCAACGAGCGCTGCGATTTCTAAACTGACTCAGCCTGAACGTCGCCCTCAGTACACTAATAAGGGTGAGATGAAGGTGGAGACGCCTTCGGTTCAACAACTGCGAGATCGCGCTAACCAGATTGCAGATAATCAGCGAGACGCTGAGAATATTCTGGCGACGATGCCAGATATTGAAATGATGGGTCAGCTGCTCATTAGCTCGATTATGAGCCCTCATGATCTAATCACCAAAGAAGTCAATATCAGTTCTAAATTCGAGCTCATCAATCCGACGCTCAAAGCAAGCTTAATTGCTAAAATTAAGCAGTATTTTGATGAAGACTATAGAATTAAAGAGCTGATACAACCCATCCTAGAATCAATTCTGCTCTATGATGGCTCGTATGCTTCTCTGATTTTGCCAGAAAACGCCCTAGACGAATTAATTAATGGGCGCTCTAATTTTAGTAGTGAAGATTTAGACGGCACAGGGCTCTTTAATAAAGCTGACCATTCGTTATTGCCGCTTGGCTTATTGTGCGCGCCCAAGCAAGAGCGCGCCGCATCTCAAGCCTTTAGTCTAGAGTCCTTCCAATTGGATTCTGCTAGCGCCTATAACGTACAAAGTGCGGTGACTATTGTCAATAGCAAAGAAGAGGTGATTGATTTAGGGGTTAAGGTTGTTGATAATTTTAATGTCCTTAAATTACCGCTTTTACTTGAGACCAAACGCACGAAACTGCATGAGCAAGCGATTGCTAAAGCCGCAGGACGGGCGAATGTGCGAAACTTCAATCAAGTCTCCACAGAGTCTTATGCGGACTTTTTTAAAGGCTCAGACCTCTCAGACCGCTCGATTCACTCTTTAGTTTATAAGAGTCGTCATCGCACCAATGATGTGGTGCGCGTGGTGCGTACACAAGACCAATTAGTGCGTCGCAGCATCGGCGAGCCTTTGGTGCTTAAGATTCCTTCTGAGGCTTTTATTCCAGTCTTTGTCCCTGGGCAAGAAGATAAACAAGTGGGTGCTTTTATCTTGCTAGATGCCGTGGGTAATTTTATCACCAAAGAAAGCTTAAACAATACGTACGGCGGGTTTCAAGTCAGCGATGCTACTCAGCGCAATTTTGCTTCCTCGCTTCTAGAGCGGGTAAAGTACAATTATGTTGGTAACTTTGATTGTGCTGATCCCAAGTGGCAGCAACAACTGCTAGACTCGTATACTCAAGTAGTTGAAGCGGACTTTATGGCAAGGCTTCGTAATCTGACTTACGGTACCACTGCTCGTATCTCAAGCAATCAAGAAATCTATCGCATCATGCTCATTCGCCACCTGGCAGGCAATATGACACAGGCCTTGTGGGTACCGAAGGAGCTCTTTACCTACTTTGCGTTTGATTTTAATAATGCAGGCGTGGGACGCTCGATTCTTGACAAAATCAAGGTGATTGCTTCGCTGCGTGCGATTGTAATGATGGCCAATGTGAAAGCGAGCATTCGTAACTCCATTGGTGAAACTGTCATCGATGTTGAGCTCGATGAGCGTGACCCTGATCCCTTAAAGACTCAGGAGCTCATTTACGATCTAGTGGCTAAAACACGCCAAGAGGCCATGCCCATTGGGATTCAAAATCCAGCCGATATTACTGAGTGGCTAGCGCGCGCCGGCGTTCGCATGACTTTCAGTGGACACCCTGGCATTCCGGATACCAAGATCGAATCTCGTCAAGAGGGAATGAATTATGTCAAACCCGACGGCGAACTCCTAGAGGATCTAGAAAAATATACAGCCAAGGCCTTTGGCTTATCGCCAGAACAAATTGATAACATTCATCAACCCGATCATGCTACCACGATTGTGTCAAACAATATTTTGTTTGCAAAACGGGTGATTAATTATCAAGATAAGTTTAACCCCTTGCTCTCTAACCACTGTCGTCAAATGTGTACTTATAGCCAAACGGTCTATGAGAATGTGTTCAACACCATTGCGACAAACTTCAAGATGCTCGAGCTCACAGAAGAGTTGCATGAACGAGCCGCTCAAAACCCAGAAGTCAAAAAGACCATCATTGATTTAGTCAGTAAAGATTTTATCAACTCGCTCTTATTTGAATTACCGAAACCGAAGAATATTCGAGTCGAAAATCAAATCGCTGAGCTAGAAGCCTTAGAGACTTTAACCGATAAAATTCTAGAGTACTACTTTAATGAAGCCACCTTCTCCTCTGAAGCCTTTGGAGAGCTGGCAGGCTCGGCCGCCCAGAATCTAAAAGAGATTGTCAAAGCCTACCTCATGCGTAAGCAAATTGGTGATTCGGCAATTCTGAGTGATTTGGCTGGCCTCTTTAGTGATAAGTTTGATGAGAGCGAGTTTAAGACAATCTTCGCTGAACTCGACAACATTGTCAAACCGTCTTTGGCAAGCTACGTGACGCATTTGTCTAATAATACAGTCTTTAAGAAGAAGATGCAAAAAGCAACTGAGGTCTTGGATGTCGACCCTGATGCTGTAGAAGGCTCAGCAGGCGGGACGGACCAAAGTAGTTCGGGAGATAATACAAGCGATAGTGATTTCCCAGGATTAGATGATTTTAATGAATTCTCAGAGGACTCGTCTGCACCTGAAGATACACAATCGGAATCTAATAATGACAAGGATACTGATTCTGAACAAGCGCCTCGTGATCAACCGGATGATTTTAGTCTAAGGTTTTAAACAAAAAATAAAACAGCATAATTAGGGAGACCATTAGGTCTCCCTTTTATGCCGTATTACTTAATCGACGCTAGCGTCAGAGTCTTCTTGCTCGGTATCGAGCAGTTCATCCTCGTCTTCTTCGATCACCGTCTCCGTGACTTCTTCTTCCGAAGTCACAGAGCTGATGGTCACCGGCGTTTTCAAAATATCCGGATACTTGGCAATCGCCTGATCCATGAGGCTATCGCCCACGTCGGCATCGGGCTCTGCGTCGGTGTTGGTGATATCTGCAAAACCAGTGTTCGTCAGAACGTTTTGAATGGTACCACACACCGCGCTACGGACTTCAGCAGTGCCACCACCCACGGTGATTTCGATATCTTTAATACTCATCGATATTTCCTTTAAATGAGAGATTAAGTCTACGTAAGAGAGAGTGAGTAAGAGCGATTACTTGGATTGAGTGTCTTTATGTTTCGTCTGAGTTTGTGTCTTAGGAGTCTTGTTTTGTAGGGCCGCGCGAAGTGCATCGCCCATTTGGGTGTTAAAAGGCGTTTGTTGCGGATTTTGCGTGCTCATGTCTGCTATTTACACAAAGGAAAAGAAAGGTTAAGAGAACGAAGTCGCTAGGCGTCTGGCCTAACATAAAATCCAGACGCCTAGCTACTTTTTTATATCACAGCCTTATTTGTTCAGTTGAACAATGACTGCTTCAGCATTAAAGGCCGAACGGGTAAAGAAGATTTCTTGACCATCAAGGGTGCGAAGCACATGATCAAAAACCGGTTGGTCATCCAGCTTGATATTGAGCATTTTAGTGCACAGATCAAAGAGTACCGGAAACTCAGCCTGCTCGATTTGCACCCCGACGCTATTTTCACCGAAATCAATGGTGAGCTCTTCAAGCGTTGCTTCAATCTGAGTGATCGAGCGCGGGCTCACCAGCAAAGCGAAACTGCCGACCGAATAGGACTGCTCTTCGATTTGAAGCTCAAGTAGGTTGCTTACTTGTGCTTCCAGAACTTCGCTAGCTGGATGAAAGATCGATTGGATAAACTGCGCTTCATCGCCACGCAAGGCTTCAGCAATGACAATCCCGTAATGAGATTCCATGCCAGAGACCAAATCAGCGTAGCTGCGATAAAAATCGCCGACCTTCACATCTACCCCAAGTTGGCATTGCAGCCTGCGATTAATCGCTTTTGCAAGCTTGGCATCTACCCGCTTGACTGCTTCAATCAAAGACCAGTTTTGCACTGTGCTGTTGGTGGCTTGGGTCATGGTATCATCCAAGAACTTTGCCAGCTTAGCCAAGGTTTTGATTTCGGCTGCCTTAGTGATGAACTCATTGACTACACCTTCGCTGGTGCGATCAATCAAGATCTCGTAGTCTTCACCCACTGTGCTGCGTGCCGCAGGCATGTCGCCCTGGCTTGCAATGCAAATCGCATTGGCAGTGTGTTGCGCATCGACACCGCTGATGCAAACTTCATTGACGTTTAGTGCGTGCCCATAGGACGGCACTTCAATCGGTTCAGGTTCACTGACAACAGGTTCAGAGACTTCACCTTCGGTATCGCTTGAGATTTCGCCTTGTACTGTGACTACTGCCTTAGTCGGGCGAATCTCAATCGGTTCAGAGCGACTGGCCAGCATCAAAGCTCGCATGCGTTCGCGTTGGTCCTCATCTTCGATCAAGATGAGATGCTTTTCAATATCCATTTTCTCTTGATCCGTAAGACCTACCAACACTACCGTAAATTCACCGGTTTGTTGATGGATGCGATACATGCGCTTGGATTTACGCATATTGGCCGCAGGAATAGCCGGACACTTTGCGCTAGGCTTAAAGACGAGGCTACCATCGTAATCTGCATAAAAGTAATCCGGCTCGCCTTGGATGCGATACACAGGCTTACCGTTATAGAGCTCCTTACCATTAGCGATGGTGGTCAGAGGCGAAGCACTGTGAGTCTCGCCTTGAGTCATGCTGGTGACAAAAGGTGTGGGTTGAGCAGGGATTTCTACGCCTCCACTAAACTGCGTGCCGCCTTCATGCCAATCATCATCTTCACCCAATCCGTATTGATTGGTAATATGACGGCTAGCCATGCCGCCAGCATGCGTTGGGGCTTGTGCCATTGCAGGCGCAGAAACGAGCTGGCGTGCCACATTAGGAGAAATTCCCATGCCAGGAGTAGGAAAGGTATTTCCCATGGCGGCAGGATTAAAGCCTGTATTGACCGGATTATAACCAGTGGTAGGTGCGCCCCCCATCATCGGGTTATAGCCTCCCATGCTCATCTGAGGCATACCAGGACGATTCTGTTGGGCCTGAACCATTTGGTTATAGACAGACAAAGGCACTTGGCCAAAGCCTGGGACGTTTACTGTTGGCTCACCCATACCCATACCGCCTACGGGTGAGCCCATCATGTTCGGATTCATCATAGTGGGGTTTTGTACCATTTGGTTTTGGATGGAATTCATGAGTGTTTGTGCGTCTTGCTCGACTTGTTGCATGAAATTAAAGATATTGTGCAAGTACGCCATTTCTTGCTGCTGAGGCTGGAATTGACTGCGTAGATCTTGGTTTGTCAAAATCAACGCCGCAATGACCATGTTCACAGCATCTTTAGCGGCCTTATCGACAATTTGTTGCCAGTCTTGGGATTCACGCTTGATGAAAAAGAGTACGAGACTGTAGCGAATTGCCAGTTCAACCAAATCTTTAAAGTCTTGGTTTACATAGCCGTTGACACCCATTTTGTTAAACAGGTACATCCGAGGCGCAGACTCGCGCCTGCGCAATTCAATCTCCTGTGCGATGCTGCCCGCCAGATAACCATAAAGCCGCGTCAGGTTGGGGTCGACTTGGATAGAGGTTTGAAAAGGCGGGGGATTGTTGGGGTTGAAGTTCTTTTGGAAAGCCGATTCGCTTTGTGCGCTATATCGAACCATCCCTGAACTTGCAAATGTCATGGTTGATTTTTCCTTAGGTTTCAAACAATCGGATCAGTCATTGCGAAAATAAACGCAATAGCCGTCATAACTGCGAAGACTACGACGTTGGCGGCGTAGGCTAGGATAGAGTTTGGTTTTGGTCACTTTTGCTCTGGTTATTGATTTGCCACCGGGCGCGTCCTTCGCACATAGCGATGAACATGTCAGATTGTGCAGCCCTGGCTACGTTCCAGGCTGCGGCCCTGGCTGCGTCCTCGGCTGCGGTCCTGGCTGCGGACTCGGCTTTGGCCCAGGCTGCGGACCTGGTTATGGCCGTGGCTGCGGACTCGGCTTTGGCCCAGGCTGCGGCCTTGGCTGCGGACTCGGTTGCGTCCTCGGCTGCGGCCCTGCCTGCGGCCCTGGCTGCGGCCCATGCTGCTGCGGACTCAGCGGCG